AATCAGTAGTCAGGGGGAAAGATGTATAGCTGGGATTGGAAGTTTTGGCGGCGCTGGGTGGACTTCTATCGTTCCGAATGCGGCGGCTGGTATTTGAAGTTCGGCCGGCGCGGCTACCACATCATTCGTGACCACTAGCATCACAACAGCAGGAGACTGAAATGCCACGAGGCGCACCCGCACAGGTCATGGGCATCTGGCTCAAGCGCGTCGGCGATTACGCCGTTGTCACCGCTGAGGACATCTATGGTCACGAGGTCGAATTGATCCGTGAGCATATCGAAGGTCCATTTAGTCACAACATCAGCGAGCACGGCATCAATAAGCTGTTCGGCGAGGAATACTGGCGCCGGACAAAAGCCAGTTAAACCCCCATGAGCACGCCACTTTGGTTTTGGGCAGAGACAGCACAGCCGATCGCGCTGTATGCTCGGGAATGGCGCTATGGGATCAACGTCAAATTTTATAGGCAGCGTCGATGATTAAGCCTCCAACTGACAAACAGATCGAGGCTGCATTGCGGGCGTGGTTCAAGTTAGAGCCGCGCGAGCCTCTGGACTTTACAAGCAACCAGGAGCGCGAGGCCATGTATAGGGATATGGAAGCCACGTTGATTGCGGCTGCTGACACCGAGTTAACCGGGAGCAACAAATGACAGACATAGTAGGCTGCTTTCCTGTCTCGGCTTCAATGGTTTCGTTGGCCCATGAAGCATTCGGCGATGGCCATACAAAGGTTATAGGGGTGACCATTCAAATCCTGGTCGAGACGGATCACGTAAAAGAGCTGCCGCAGCCTTGGCGAAAACTGGCGGAAGCTCAACTTTATAAGGCCGCAGTCGAGAGCGATAGATGACGGCTTATCCCTGATTACTTTAAGCAGGAAACCGAAATGAGAAGTGGGAAACCGCAAGGCGCGGTAGGGTCGGAACGAGGACGCGCTAAACTCATTGCCTCGCCGACATCGGAATAACCAAAGGAGCTGGGAATGACCGTGGCTGAAATCACTAACGAAGAAGGCGTAAAGATCGCCAATGTGCTCGGAGAAATGTTTGTTGATAAAACCGAGCGTCTAACACGAGCAGAAGCCGCCGAGCAGGCATTAGGTCATGCCTTGGAAGTCATGACTCATGACCGCGACTATTGGCGAAGGCGTTGCGAGGACACCGAGCGCGAGCGAGACGCCGATAGAGAGCGCGCCGAAGTATATCTGAGGCAATGGAAGGGTGTCAGAGCCATAGCAAACGAAGCTGTGAACTACGAGAAGCATTCCAGAGAATCGCCAATGGAAGACGAAAAGGTGAAGCTGTTGGGTGCCAAGTTCGGGGCGGATAACAGGCAAAATTAACCCGCCATTTGCGGCGGGTTTTCATCGTCAGGCAGGAATCGTACCGGGTGGCGGGGTCGGCTTAGATTGCATGAAGTCCGGCAGTATCGAAGCCTTTGTTTCGGGCTTGACCGGATCGCCTTTGACTTCGACCGGCTTCGGCGGATCGACGCGTTTCCACGACTTGGAGCCGACTGCTCCCTCGACCGCGGTGACGCGCTTCTCCAGATCCTCGACCTTCTTGCCGTCACTGTCCGGCTTGGCGACGATCTCGGCGATGCGGGTGGCGTGGGTATCACGGTCCTGGGCCAGCGAGCCGATCGAGACGCCATGAGCATGTTGCGTTGCGTCAAGAACGCTAACAGCGTGCTTATAGCCAAGGCTGGAGGCTTCGAGGTTCTTGATGCGCTCGTTCTGTTCTACCATGAGTTCAAGGACTTGCAGCATGTCGGGAGACTCGAAGTGTTGGGCTTTGAGGGCGGTAACCGCGTCCTCGAATTTGGTAGGCATTGGGTTTTCCTCTTTCGGTATAGCTCTGGTCCGTGGATAACGCCGAAAGTTAAAATTGGTTCCAGGAACTTATAAGGCATTACCGTGTTGTAGCTATGCGCCCCCCTGTGGGGGCAGGAGTTCTCAAAATGTGCTTCTCATGGGATTTCATCAGGCAGTGCTTGATCTTCCTGGTGGTGATTTGTGCCATTATTGCTATCTTGCAGATTATCATTCCATACGTCTTCAGTAAGATTGGCTTTACGGGCGGCGCCGGTTGGAACGTCGTTGTCCAGGTCGTTCGCATCTTCATCTGGGCGCTCGTCGCCATCTTCGTCATTATTTTCTGTTTCGAGATCATCGCCTGCCTGTGGTCGTATGTGGGCGGGGTGCCGCTGTTGCATAGAGGCAATTATTGATGAACACGACGGCACTTATCGGCTTGATTCTGGCGGTTGTAGCTGTGGCTATCGGTTTGGAGCAGCTAACCGCCTGGATCTGGCCGCCGCCCGTGATCGGCGCCTGCCTGTGTTGCTAGAACCGTGAAATGGCGCCGTCAATTTGCAGGAGCTGCCCAGCGCCTCGCCCTTGGCTTCGGCATCGTCGCTCTTATTCTTTTGGCGGCTTGGTTCGCAGGTCAAACACCTTGACCAGGACTTCTCCGCACTTGGCGCAATCATAGTAGTGAAATGCGATCGGCTCTGTCTGGTGCCGCTCAATTCTCGCGTCTGGAATTGTAGTCCCGCATTTCGGGCATTTACCATTGGCGGGAAAATAGACACTTGGCACAGCGTCACGCTGGTTTGTGCAATAATACCGCCGAGATCAATGACACAATACCAATAGCTCCAACAATATAAGCTCCGACAGTTGCCCAATCCTTACGGCCAAGATCGGAAACCCGGTCTTTCAAATCGTCGATCTTTTCATCCAAGCTTTCAATCTGCTTGGCAAACGCCGCGCTCATCTTGTCGTTGGCAATATTGTTGCTGTCATTTTGCTGCTTGACTAGCTCCTGCGCAGCCTTCAAGGCTGCAGCGAGCGCCGTATCGCGGCCGTCGAATTTCTCGGTAACAAGTTCCTTAAAACCGCTTAGCTTGGTATCAAATAGCTTTTCAATATCGTTTTTTGCCGCTGTGACTGCATCCGTTGTTAGTTTGGTCGGATCAGGAACTGGCACAAATCCTGTTGTCTGTATTAGTTTCTCAGCCATAGCACTTAGTGTTTCGTTTGAAACCCGCCACCAACCGCTACCCCACCCCCCGATCCAGGACCAGAGATCGGCGCTGCCACGCGCAGCGCATCCACCTGGTTCGAGATCTTGGTGAGCGTGTCGGCAATCATCTGTTCCCGCTGTTCTTCCAGGGCTAGTTTCGAGGTCACATCGCTGACCTTTTGATCCAGCGCCCCCCGCTTGTTGTCCTGGTCCTTGAAGGCGTCCTTGATGTCCTTGATAGCAGTTTCGAAGGTGTTTTTCACTGACGAAATGTCGCGATTACCCTCGACCTGGCCCCAGACCACGAACCCCCAACCCGCCGCGACCGACAGCATGATAATACCTCCGATCACCATCTGCTTGACGCTCATACTGACGGTCGAGTCGGGCGAGATGGTGCCGCCCCCATTGCGTCCTTGACGTTTCTGGGGGCGGCGCCTGGGCATTTAGAAGTCGTACCGGATGTACGCCTTGTACTGGGTGCCGATGTTGGCGCTTGCGTTGAGCGTCAGCGGAGCGCCATTCGTGGCAAACACGTTGTCGAAGGTGAAGCCGCGGGTTGGCCAGTCCACGGCCACGCCGAGATCCAGTGCGCCGCCGTTGGGCTTCCCGGTGGAGTCGATCGTCTGCCACAGGTAACCGGTACGGATGCCAGGAGCGACGCCAACGGACGTGCCGGCGCCTTGGGCAAGTCCGGTGCCGCTGATGCCGAACTCGGTCACAAACGCCCCGAAGTACTCTCGCGGTGTGACCGCAACGGCGACGTTAGATGGGAGCTGCGGCGTGAACGCCGGGAACGGATTGGCGATACCAAGCCGGGTCATGAGCAGCGATACCAGGTCGGCGCCAACGTCAACGCCCTGCATCGAGGACCAGCGCGAGGCCACCCCAAAGCTTGCCGCACCCGTAGTGGGGGTCGCAGAAGTACTCACGCCACCACTGATGTTCTGGAAAGAACCGCTGACATAAACGCGCGCCCATTGGGCAATGCCCGCGATGGAGGCGTTTCCCCAAATATAGCCGCCTTCGAGATCAATCGACTGGCCGGCAGCGACAAGGTTGTTGCTGACAAGTGAAGTGGCAAACACGTTGTTATTGACGTTGGCCTGATCGACGCCGGACGTAGTACCGACGCCCCAGTACCAGCCGGATCCAGTGACGGTGAGGAACGGGGTAGGCGCTGCTTTGACAGCCATATCGGCCGCCACGGCAGGAAGAACCAGCGCAATCAGTGCGGCGCTGGAAAGCAAGAATTTACGCATGGTGTATCTCCTGAAAGGGGCCTGATGCCCGAGGGGATACTACCTGCGATCTTAGTGTCATTTCCGCAACACCGACACTTTATCTGTTAGATAAGCCGTGCCCGCCGGCCCGGCCGGCGGCTTCTTTTTGTGCGGGACCGGCAGGTCGGCGGCATAGGCCGACGTCACGAGCAAGGCGGTGATCAGGAGCACCATAAATCTGAGCATGATCAGCTACCAATCGCGCCGCCGCCGACTACGCCAGGAGCTGCGGCGCCAACCGGAGCCGCCTTAGCAGCTACCACTGCCGCCGCGCTCGTGTGCTTGGCCGTCAGCTTTTTCAAAAGACTGTCGGCAATGATGTAACCGCCTGTTGTCCACCACCCCCAGGCAATGCCGCCCAGCGTCATACCGGCGCCAATGAATGCCGTCACCTGAGCTTCATCAGTAATGATGCCTCTGGCGAGCAAGTACATCCCGGCGGTGCGCAGTACGTCACGCGCGCCTTGAGCTACTAACGGCTGAAGTGCACTCCAAGTGGTTTGGTCCATTTTAGCCTCACTGGTTTCCTTGGTTGACTGGTTTAAAGGACACTATGCCACCCCACCAAAAATGACAGCACAAAAAGCCGGTAAGGAAGCCAGCAATCCATGGGAATGGAGGGAAATCGGCTGTAACAGTCCAGACGAAACGCGAGAGTGTCGAAGTATTCTCGTGCAGCGACCAGCCCTCCATGATTGAGAAACTGACCACAATCAGGAGCAACCAGACTGCCCATTTGATACTGCCTTTCATCATGTCACTACCCCCGTTGAAGCCATTTTAAGCGCCTGCGTCCCGATCTCCTTCGACCGGCGAATCCAGTCAGTACCGAAATACTTGAACGTTGTCAGTGAGCGGTAGTACGCCTCGCGCGCTGCGGTGAAAGCGTTGATCATGCCGGTTACGTTAGAGATGGCAGCAACTGCAGCATCCGTCTGCGATCCCCACATACCATCGGCCGCAATGTTGAGGGAGCGCTGCAACAGGATCGTGGACCTGCGTGGCCCGGCGTTCACGTTCTCATCGAACACGCATAGATTAAAGCCAGCCGGCAGCTTGTCGCAATTGGGCTGCCAGTACGAATCTAGGTAGATCGTCTCGCCTTGTATCTGCGTGATCTTGCGCACATCGACGATCGGCAAGCCTTGGGCTTTCAGCCACAGATCGTACTCGTTGCCGGTGATCCCGCATTGCGTCTCACCGCCGGGATCGTGCGGGTCATCGTCGAAATTGCGCGGGTTGGACCAGTCGGCGGCCGTGCCAGTGTAGACGTTGCATTCCTGTTGCAACGTGAACGGCAGGCAGGCGAGGAAATTTTTAAGGTCAGCCATTTTTCCTCACCCACGCAGCGAAATGCTCGTTCTTCATGTGCTCATGCCATTGCTTCTCGGTCATCTGGCCGGACAAATAGCAGGCGAGGATGAGATCATAGCGGTGGCTCATTTGGGCGCCTCACATTTAGCTTTCGCTTCGTCTAACTGCTTTTGCAAGTCGACGATTTGTTTGGCCTGGGCTTCGACTGTCAGCGCCCATTGAGCGATGACACCATTGATTGCCAGCGCGGTTTGCGACGGGGTGCGTTGCTCTTGCGCTAACGCCGGGGAGCTGAATAGTAAGGCCACGCCAATTAAGAATTTCATATTTCACCTAGCAGTGCGTGACGATGCCGTTGACGCTGGCGAAACTTGAAGTTGGCGACCCAGTGCAAGACAGACCAGTATGGGCGCCCACAATAAAAGCCTGTCCTGTGACTACTCCCGTGGGACTAACCACAAATCCAGGCGTAAAGATCGCTGCGGTCGTGAATGTAGCGCTGCCCCATTGTAGCCCATAGCTGTGGGTTCCAGACGGGGCAAGCCACATATTCGTTGCGCTGCTGTTCGATTGAATATCGGCAGTGTTGATACTGGCAGCATAAAAAGCGAGGCCAACATCCCAGTATGCAACGAAATCTGCTGAACGTATTTCGACGCCGACGCCACCGTTATTGTGCCCTGTACCGCCATAGTAGGCCAGGTCAAGCCCGACAAAAAGATTTGGGGTGCCAACTGGATTAAACAGCGCCGGTGCCCCAGTTAAGTTCTGTATATCGCCACTGAGAAAAACAGCACCGTTGCCAACAGTCGTCGCTTCCGTCACCCCAAACATATCATAGCCGATATGACCTTGGTTGACATCGCCTGACTGTACCGACGCGGCGTAAAAAGCCACGTTGTCGTTCGTGGATCCCGTGCCGCTTGTGTTGGTGGTGACGAAAACTTTCAGCCCGTTTAATTGCTGGGTGTTGTTGGTGGTAGCGTCAATTCGCATCACTGAACCAAGCGAACCATCGCCCGAACTCGTTCCATTGACGATGCTCTCGGTTCTGCTGATCTGTACGGTTGGCGTGTTGCCCGCAATAATCGGGTGCGCAGAACTGCCCGACTCGATCAGCAATTCGTTTGGTGTATTGGCGGAAGGCAGCAGCGTGCTGTTCGGTCCAAGAATGGAGAATAGATCGGGGCTGACGACATTCGTACCCGAAAAGGTGTTGTTGCCCGTAAGCGTATTATTACCATCGAGAAGTACGAGATCACTTCCCAACACGCCCGAGTCGCTCAACAATGACCCAGATGTGTTGTTGAACAAGGCGACATCTCCTACTGTCGATGAAACCGGTCCAACAATTCCGCCAACGGTGTAGGGAAAATTATAAGTCGTGCCGTTGAGCACGATCGAGAACGGCTGTGGCGTGTCGGTGCCGAAATTCTGGATGACCAAGCTCACGCCGGTTGCGTCGCTGATGTTCCAACAGACCTGCTGATAGCCCGGCGCTGTCGGCGGTGCGGTACTCTGGCAGATCGTCTGGCCTTGTCCGACCACGCCAAGGCTGGTCAGGAAGCCGTTAGCAGCGGTACCGGCGTCCTGGATGATGCCATTGGTCGTCCAGGATGCTGCGTGGCCCGGCGTGACGTTACCCGATTGTTTGACCGCATTACCGGTTTGACCAAGCGCCGGCAGGCACGTCGCCAGCAACAGAAAGACACTAAGGAAGCGGCTCATAGAACACCGTGATGTTGGCTGTTGCGGCTGCGCCCTGGGCGTTTTGCAGTTGGAAGTAGATCACGGTGTCCGAGAACACCATTGTATCCTGACTGTTGATTGTCAGCGACTGAGCGTTATTGTTGGTATCGGCGTTCGGCGTCGTGATGGTGATGGCCGATCCGGCAGTGACGATCGCAACACCGCCTTGTTGGATACCGGTGAACACGCCGCACGTCGCCATGGTCAGTGCCGACGAAGACCCTGAGATAACGATTCGATCGCAGCGCCAGCGGGTGAACCCGACTGGCAGATTGATCAGGATCGGGTTGTCGAAGTTGGTTTGATTAAAGTTGACGTTGGTGATTGACTGCGAGAGCAACCCCTGGGTATTAAGCAGGATCGCGGTCCCGCCGTCGCCAACCACTTCATTGGTCGTCCAGACCGCCAGATGCCCTGGAGTAACCCTGCCTGACTGGAGAACCCGGTTGCTCATGGTTCGAGCTATATCACATATGGAACAAGCAGTGATAGACGAGTTTTGTGCCGCTGATTGAACCGCTGGTCACCGACCATCCCGTGTATGGGCTGGAACCAATGGGCGTAACCGCAAGTCCTCCCGTGACGATGCAATCCGGCAATTGCAACCACGTTTGAGATTGGAACGTTACCGTACAGCCCGTAGCACCAGACCCCACGGTAATCGTACCGCTGGTGTCGGTATCATTGGTATCGATGCTTGCTCCCGATCCGCATGAACTAACAGCAGGTGGTGACGCGCTCGGTGACTGGTTATAGGGGTAATGGGTAGCCAAACCCGACGCGGTGAAGTAGCCCTGAAAATTGGTGCCTTGATACACTAAACTCGACGCGACGGAACAGCCGGAAACGATTTGCTGTTTCATCACGCCATTGTTGGCGCCCGCCAGGTTGGTGCTGCCGACCAGCCAATAGCACGGGCCGCCGACGCTACCAGTTATGGTATCGTACGACCCGAATGTGTTTATCCCGGTGCTGTCACCCCTGATAACGCCGGTCTGCCCGCCGCCGAGTATTGTACCCGATCCGATGAAATTGATCGTCGCGCCGTCATCCAGCCACTGCCCGCCGTTGAATATGTCAACGACTGATTGTGTAAGTCCGGTCCCAACCGTGATATTGGCGACGCCGGTAACAAAAACCTCGCCGCCGCCTTCAAGGTTGAAAATATCACGGCCGGATGACGGCCCAAAATTATTGGTGCCACTGAACTGGACCTTGGTGCCAGTCCACGCGCTCACGATATTGCAAACATAGGTCGCTTCACTGGTTGCGTTGGCGCTTATGCCGTGGAGATTATAATTGCCGGAGTAGAACAATAAGACTGCGCCATCGCCGCCCCAATCGCCCTTGTTGCAGGTCCCGTTCGGCGGCGAGATGACGACACTGGACGGCGATGCGTCGTTGCCGAAAATCTCTATCTGGCTGTAGCCATAATTGGCGTTGCAAGTGAAGCATTTCGGAAAGCCAATAGGCGATCCAAATTGTGGTGTCTCGGGATAGGTGCCATTGCCCGTGTATATTACGGCGCTGCCGACATTGAAACTCCAGAGCAGCGTCTGGTTCATAATATAGAGAGCATTCTGGAGTGTCTTGCATGGCGCGGCGATCGTCAGACACGTATTTGAGTCGCTTCCTGCCTGACAGGTCGATCCACCGTTGACACCACACGGCGTCGTGCCACTGCCGGATGGGTTGACGTAAAGAGCGACATTGCCGGTAACCAGCGAGATCAGACTGGCGATGGCAGCACCCCGGATCCAGCCCGGCGCCACTTGCGGGACCAGAACAAGCGCAACCGCTGATGCAATTAGAAACGTTCGCAGTGCCTTCATGGGATAACCTCGACGATTTGAGCATCGGCTGCAAGCGATACCGAAACCGATGACGTTGAGTGAGTTGTAGTTGGGGTGGTGCTGACTATGGGATCGTAGACGTTGACGGTCGTCGCCGTGATCGGCAGCGTTACCGTAAGCGACGATGTGGAAGGTGTTACTTGGCTATGGGTTGTATCGTTCCATATCGTCGGTTCCTTCCAGATCACGATTTCCCATGTGCCATTTGATTTCTCCAGCAGCAAGGAATTGCCGCCGCCTGCCCCTGCCGCAGGCAACCCGGAAATCGAATAATTGAACTGGCCAGGCGTAAACGTTAGAGCCGTACCGCCGGTGTCATTGAGTATCGTGTAGGTGTTTTTTACCGCGGTGCCATTCACCTTAATGGTCGCCTGATCGCTCTGATAAAAACCGTAGTTATCGATGCAAGCACCATCGCCGGTGTTGAAGTCAAAAAGTGTATAAAGCGTCGTGTAGGGAACGCCTGCGGTAAACATATCGAAATAGATATTCATCTCCAATCGCGCCTGCGTGGTCTGATCGACCGCGCCAGTCTGCGCCGAAGGCGTGCAATAGCCGCCCTCGGTTATGACAGTAGGCGCGCCAACAATCGGCTGGTTGGCCGGATTGAGCGCCGCCACCATCGTTGAGCCGACATAGGTCGTCGGCTGCGTGCCGCTGAATGGATAAAAATGGATGTTGTTGTAATTTGCCGTGCCGGCAATGCTCGGCGGCTGCGGCACCGTGTTGCCGAAGTAGCTGGTGTAATTTGCTACCTGGACGCCGGCCCCGGTCAGGGTCGCATCGGCTTGCGTGACGTTATAAATCAACGCCTGCCATAACAGACTGGAGGCCACCGATGCTTCGAGTTGCGCCAGCGGCGCGGCAGATGGGCCTGTGACGCCCTGTGCCGAGAACTGGATAAGATCGCCACTTTTTACACCACCATTGATGGCGTTGGCGCTCATCGTCAGCGTGGTGCTGGTGGCTGATACGACCGTGGTGCCCGGCGCTATCGCCGGCAAAACGGCGGCAGCATTGAGCACAACGGCATCCGCTATGGCGCCGTTAGCATTGCCGGCGCCGGTCCCGATCGTGACCGACAATCCCGACTGGGTGGATGTGAATGTCTGGTATTCGTTAAGCGTGTAAAAGCCGTTGCCGAGCTGTGTATAACCCGAGCCGGCTGTTGGTGCCGCGGTCGAGGCCATGCGGAAACCGCCGAGAACAACCGTGTTGTTATGCGAAGTCGAGATGGTAAGAGGATCGGTTGTCCCCGTAATGGGGGAGCCATCGAAAGGCGACGACGTATTGCAATTGACAATTCCAACGACACCAGCCGCGACAAAACCGGGAGGATTGCTAAACGTAATGGTGTCGGTCTGAGGAAATCCACCGCTTGACGGTCCTATGGCATAGAATTCCTGCTCTGGCTGTCCTGTGCCGGCAGTTGCTCGCAACGCCCAGCTCAAACTCAAAGAATCGTTTACCGCAGAGATAGCGCCGGTATTTGTCGCCGTGAACGCCACCAGACACTCGTTCGGCGAGTTTATTGTAATGGGAACCTGAAAACCCGTACTGCAACTGGCACAAGAAAGATAGTTGCTCCCTGGATCAACGGTTTGAGAAACATCTGTTACCGTTATGCCGGTGCCGGCATTGACCGTTCCGGTCCCGCTGAGTGTAAAGCTGTAGTTGCCGACCGACTCGACTTCGGCAGGCGTTGCGGCGAAGTGCAGTACGGCGCTGCTGGTGGACGTGGTGTTGTTGGTGGTGCCAGTGTTGACATAGCAAATCGGGAAATTGTTGGTCTCGTTCGGTCCCTCGTTCGCCAGCATCTTGCCGGGGTAAGTGGTAACAAACGTATTCATCAAGGCAATGGATGCAGCCGCACCGGTTGACGCATTATCACAGTCAATGGTCGGAAAACTGACCGGGCCGTTGATCCAAAGGAAATTAAACCTGACGTTATCGTTTGCTGCGAGATAATTATAATTGCCACCGCCGTCGCCTGGCGTCGGCATGACGGCGCGCGCTACCGTCATCCCCATATTCGACATCGCGGTTCCGGCTGCGGCGGCAGGTGTGCCAAGAGGATCAACAACGCCGACCGAATTGGTGAAGTTCTTGGCGCGTTGCGCCTGCGCTCCAATGGTGCAAGGCGAACTCCCAATGCCCCCGACTGCAATCAAATAATTGGCAAAGGCACCGCAGGTGTTTGAAACATCTTGGGCAGTCATTTGACTGCCCCAGAATGCCATGGCTACTATTGACGTGGAATCCGAGAATGCGCCGCCGGCGCCATAATAATTAAGCAGGTTTGCAGTACCAGTTCCAACGCTGTTCGAAGTAGAATTCGGCGAACCTATTGCAGTGTTGTTAAAATACAGCGTAGTTGCCGATACTCCGGTACGTACCGCAACGGCATAACCTGACTGAGATGCTTCGGTTTCTTGATCGAATCCTAAACTATTGGAAAGTTGAGCAAGCAAAGTACCAGCGCCGGCATTGTTTTCCACCAATGCGTAGACAGCGGTATTAGCCGAGCCGCCTAGCATTATACCGCCGTTTGTTGGAGCAGTCCCCAACAACCAACCGCCGAGGCTGACACTGTTCTGCGTCAACTGAGTGCCGGAAGTAAATGAAACTCCGCTGGCTAAATAGCTGGTTGAACCATCCGAATTATAGCCTTCATTGGCTGTGAAAGTCGGCGAGTTGACCGCAGTCAAAGTTGCCGTGCCGGGATTTTTCCAATTGATCAGGGCCGACTGACTATCGGCTGCCGCCGGAACATAGAGGTAATCCATCTTCCCCCAAACATTCGATGGATTCGCCAAAAGTGCCGCAACCAGATTGTTGATCGCGGTTTTGTATGCTGTCGTTGGCGGGGTATTAAACGCTGCAAAAATTGCACACGATTGTGCGAGGTACGGACAAACTGTGCCGGGCACAGTATGATTATAACTAGAATCACGACCAGGCGGCAGGCCGGTCCCACAAAGAAGAACAACAAGCAGTACCAGAAACGCGCGCTTCATCAGATCGAGTATCCCCACGCCGTTACTGAAACTACGCCGCCGGTGCTTGCAGCCGACGAAATGACGGCAATCGAGGTTGATACGGCACTCGCCGGAATGCAGGGGCTAAATACTTCCTCGGTAACACCTAACCCGGAAGCATTCGGCGCGGTCCACTGCGTGAAATTAAGTGTTCCTGTCACAGTGCCCGTCACCGTCGCATTGCCGGTCACAGCCGCGGTTGCGTTGGCGCGGATAGAGAAGCCACAAATATACGTCAAATGCCCGGATACGTTGGTCAGCGTCGCCGTCGTCGCCGCAGTCGTGCCGGTAGTAGAGGCCGTGATGGGCACGGCAGTTGCCGGATATGGGCTGATCGAGTCGACCGCACCGATGTTTACCGTATGCGATACTTGTGCCGGGATCGGTTGCCCGGTATTGGTCGCAATCGCCGCAAGTGAAGAATTGCCGGTCGTCTGCAGCGCTGCAGTCGCCGCCGATCCAAGCGTGGTGTTGATCGTGCCGAGCGAGGTGTTGATAGTGGTCAGCGTCGAGTTGCCGGTGGTCTGCAGCGATGAAGTTGAGGCACCGGTTGGCAACGGAAATGCCGACGCGATACTGACCGGTTGCGTGGTGGCAGAGGCATCGACCAGCAGCGCATTTCCGACCGTGACATTGGCCGAATTGCTGCCCTGATGGATCGTCATCAACCAGGGCGACGTGTTTGGGGTATTGCCCGGCTGTACCGTCCAGGTGCCCGACTCAGTCGCCGGGAAGGTACCGCCCGTGCCGGTCGTTAAGATCGCCGTGCCATTGGCCCCGGTGTTGGCCAGACTGACCTGCGCAGGAGAAGCCGCAGTACCGATCTCAGCACCAGCCGCGGTGCGCAAATTGACCATGCCAGCGCGATAGGCTGTCATCTGCCATGCACCGGTCTGGCCCGTCGTCAAGGGATTGGAGGTCGCCGTGGTCTGGAACACGCCGCCGGCAGGGGTCAGCGCCGTGGTGCCGAACGTGAACGCGGACTCGTCCACAACCGCCGTACCGCCCGAGCCGGCGCAGCCGGTCACGCAGTTGACGATCAGGCGCCCCGAGGCGTCGAGCTGCAACCCCTCGAACTGACCAGTCGAAGGACTGGGCAGTGACGAGTTGTACACGCCGCCAATGAACAGTCCCTTGGCCGGGGCGGTAGCACCTGGCGCGACTTGTACGGCAATCTGATTAGCTGCTGTTCCCGCTCCAGTCGGTAACGGCCACGACACAGCACTGACAGGCTGGGTCGTGGTGCCTGTCGGGTCAGTACGCAGGGGGGCGCCAGCAGTGGCGACTTCGGTGCCGGACGAGTTTTCCAGCACCATGGCGGTGTAATATGGCCCGGAGCCGAAGATCTGGATCAAGAAGGTATTGAGGGCCGCGTCCTTGTAGGTGTAGGTCGTGGATGCCGCTAGCGCCACCTCCACCGTTACGGCCAGAAACAGAGCGGCGCCGGCCGCGATCTTCTGCAAGCGGGTCATGGCATACCTAGTGGTTGTGAGTCGGGAGTGCCTGTGGGTGGCGGGGGTACGATGGTGGCGGACAAGGGTAGTGGCTCGTAGAACACGTTGACGTCGGCATAGGCCGCGTTGCCTTGCGGGGTTTGCAGACGGAAGTAGATGGCCGTATCCGACAATGCTTCGGTATTCTGGTTGTTGATCGTGAGCGACTGGGCGTTGTCGTCGGTATCGATCATGTTCGTCGTGATGGTAATCGCCGTGCTGCCGGACACGATCGCGGTGCCGGTCCCGCCGACACCTGTGAACACACCGCACGTTGCCGTGCTGAGATTGCCGGATGGGTTGGAAAGCACGATGCGGGAGCAACGCCAACGGCCATAGGTTGCCGGCAGCTTGATGAGAATGAGGTTATCGACGTTGGCCTGGTTGAAGTTGACTGCCTTGATGGTGGACAGAAATTTGGCGTAGGTGTTAACAATTGTAACCCCGGCATCATCAATCACGCCATCGGTCAACCAGGCCGCCAAATGACCTGGCACGACGCTGCCACTTTGCAGAATTTGGTTCATTTATCAGCCGGTTTAGGCGCTTCTTCAGATTTTACCTGCGCCGCTGCCTTCACGCGCGTCTGCCAGTTGACGCACCACGTCGCGATATAGGCGGTTACCGCAATATCGACGGTCGGCGATTTGGCCGCCAGCGCACACATCGAGGCAATATTGTTCTGATCCTCGTCGGTGACGGGAAAAGGAGCGGCGAAGGCCGTTGATGTTAGAACTAAAAGCGCGACGATTGTTTTCATAATGCTGAAAATCCCGATGGTGGGCTATAGAACGGCGAGGCACCCGAATAAGTGAAAGAACCTCCAGCGTAATTTAGCCCCAAAGCCGCATAGATTGTGTAACTGCCGCTCCATGTCAGCCACGGGTTGGCACCAGTCGCTGGATTGCCGCTCGCGCCCCACACATTGTTGATGCCGAGCCACGCTTTTTTCGCGTCCGCATCAAACGCAATCATGATCCGGTCGCCGAGTCCCGGCGTTATCGTCACCGCATTTGCAATGGTGAAGCCCGTAATATTCGGTGTGCCGCCTGATGCTACGCTGTTGGCATAGGTGCCAAGATCGAAACTGAGTGGCATGTATTGCAACTGCGTATCATCACAAATGCCATAGCTGTATGCCGCCCCCGTTCCAGCAACCAAAAATTCGAAATACCATTTGCCGGTTGACTTGCCGATCAGGGAACGAGCCACGTTCTCTATTGCGCCGGTCGGATTCGATGTAGCCGTAAGGTTGCTGTTCGACAGCGTAAATATGGGCGTAGCAGTGAGATTATCGAGCGTGTCCGGCAACGTGGTGAGCGTTGCCGTCATCGCCTTGAATATGTAAGGCCCTTGTCCTAGCGTGCCTGTTGGGGCAATGCGGACATCGTAGGCAGTGGCCGCCGAAAGTCCCGTCAGCAGAACAGAGGGATTGCGCGACGCGGTATGAGAGAACGATGTCCAGCTTCCAGAGCCGTGAACGGCGTATTGAATTGAATAATCCGAATAATATCCGCCGGAACTGGGAAACGACCACGACAACGCAATCGAAATGTTTTTGGTTGCTCCTTGCTGGATATTGAAAACAGAACCGGGGGTTACCGCACCAGCAATCAGGCTGTTAATGGTCGCCGCGTACATGCACTCCATGTATGTCTGACCAAGATTGGTCGGGTGAGTGCCGTCGCTGAATAGGTTTGTGAACAGCGATATTCCGGGGATGCCTACCGACGCGCTGCTGCCGTAGTCAATCAAGGCATCGCAGTGCGTCGGGACCAATGCAGAAATGGCGGCATTGAGCGTTGCCCGCCATGTCTCATGGGCTTGATCGCTATCGAAATCGGTTAAAGTCGAAACTACAGCATAGGTAAAACCCCCAGATTTAACGCTGTCACACACCCCACCGATGGCTGTGGCAAGACCTGCAGCATTGTTTGGATAGTAGGTTGCGTTGCTTGAGTCATTGACCCCAATCAGAATCGTATAGATGTATTTGCTAAAACCTGGGTTTGAACTGATAAGAGCAATGTCGGATGACTCGCGCGAGACAGGTCCAGCAACCCCATCGCCGGAGTGGCCATTATTCTGCAAAGTAACCAGCGACGTATTCGGAGCATACAAATTAGGATAGCTGGTGACTCCCGTGGCACCGTGATTTTGAGTGATGCTGTCGCCTTCGGCTACAATGAAGGTGCTGCTGGCGGTCGGAGCGACGTGGCACGGACATGTGCCGCAGTTGTCAATGAAGAAAACTTGCGAGGATGATTTACTATAGAATAGCGCCGCACAAGCAACAGCAAGCGCGGCTATCACAAACTTTCGCATGGCCTACCGGACCTTGCGTTTGAGTTGCTCGATTTCGGCTTGTTGCTCTTGCAGCGCCTTTACTAGAACCGGCACGACGCCTAGATAGTCAAAGGTGTTGGGTTGGCCTTGGTCGTCAAGACCGGCGAGTTTCGGAAGCACCTTGATGCCCTGCTCGGCTGTGAACCCATAAAGCAATTTGTCCGGATCACCATGATCGGAATTTAGCTTGTACTTTACCGGCTCCAATTTCATGATCTCGGCCAGCCCAACGTCTAAATCACCAATATCATGCTTGTACCGCGTGCTCGACGTGCCGAGGCAAATTCCCAGAGTGCCCGATCCAGAATAGAACGCATGGCTCGTAGTATCTTCACATACCGTCGCGTCGGTATGCGTTGCGTCGCTGCTAATCTGCGGAAGTTCAAATAAACCGGCGGAAGTAATCACAGCCAAATTGCTACCGTTGTTGACAAGAAATGTGAACCCGCCAGACGCACCTGGTGCGTTGAAGTAAACCGTGTTGTTCATCCCTGCTGTCTGTATCAAAGCGGTCGAAGTCGTGAAGGTACTTTCTCCAAGCCAGAGCGCGTAATAGCTATTCGCAATGACGTTCGGCGACGACACCGCGAAAACTGGCGTATAGCCACCACCAGCAAGTTGTGACGACATCACCAAATTGCTGCCGACGCGCGTCACCACACCTTGAACCGGCTGATTCTCGATGATCCAATCCACTTCGTTCGTAGCCGCTGTGGCGGTCGTGTTCCAAGCCTGCCCGCTAAGACGCAACCGGGGCGACCATTGCTGCGCACCGGAAGCAGCCGCGGTTGTGTTGGTCAGCACATAACCGTCAGTCGAGGTCGCACCGATGCTTTGTGTATTGATCTCATGGCTGGCAGTATAAGTGATGCCACTTGTTGCCTGTATTACTGATCCATCCGTATAAAGCAGGTTACCCGCGCTGCCGCCGCTGACGGTGGTTGAATTGATCGTAAGGCCGCCACCGCTCTGCGCCACGCAGGCGGGCAAACCGCCAGAAGCGCCGAGGACATTCGTTCCGGTGCAAACCGCAAGCCGCGTCAGTACGCCGGATGAATTCCGATAGTAGAGGTCGCCAGTGGCATCAGACCCCAGCGTCATGGTGACGCCGCCGATCACGTCCGAGGTATTGTTCAACGTAACCGATGTCGGCGTTCCGAGAATGGGCGTGACCAGCGTCGGCGACGTGGCATAGACCAGATTGCCGCTGCCGGTCGTGCCGAACGTTCCTGCGCCAACGGTCTGATAATTGGTGCCGTCCGATACCACGCGGTAGCACTGGCCCTTAATGATCGGCAGCGTCGCCGCGCCATTGATGGTCGAAGTCGCGGGGGTTAGCGTCTGCGTGCCGGCGCCGATATTGCAGATGTCAGCGTACCAGTTCGCAGCGAAGTTACCGCCAGTGCCAGCTTGAGCAATCGTTGGAATTTGGGCCGACCCATTGGATAGATCGACTAGCTTGCCGCAATCGGTATTGTTGATCGGGTAATTGGCGCCGGTCTGCAGATTCACCACTTCAGCCGTTGAAATCGTTCCGGTCGTCGTGATTGGACTCGGGCTTACTACACCAGCGCAGCCTGCGGATATGCTGGTGACGGTGCCGGAACCGCCACCAGAACTTCCTCCCGGCAACACAATCTGGGCATTTGCAGGTGTGATAAAACAAAGCGCAAAGCAAACTGCAAGAATCTTGCGCATTATTCATAATCCGCTGAGATGTACCCCGTGTCAGTCCCGGTCGTATAAGTGAACGGCGTGGTTGCCGAAGTCATCAAAATGACAATTCCAGTACCATACGCGACGGTGCCATTGATGTGTGCCAACGAGCAGCCGCGCGCTGTCGTATCGAAATAGCAAACATCAAGAACTGCCGCGCCCGTCAAAGCCCCCGTGCTTGGCGCCGATGCTGCATTATAAGCAATACAGTAACCTGCAGCACCACCTGTGATCGCCGTGCAATTAAACCCTGCCAGATCACCTGCCGCAGCTTTGACGACAAGAGATGTACCTAAACTTGTCGTAACCGCATGACTTAAAACCACTGCTGAAGCAGCGGCGGAAGTCGGAAATAAGTTCGTGGTATTGCACGGGACGTAGCGATTTGCACCCGCTGTTCCAGTATCGCAGTAAACGACAACGGGAGTTTGTGCATCGACTAAGGTTGGTGTCAGCAGGATGGCGAGAAAGACGAGGATCTTAATCATCTCATTCTCACCAGCCAGCACGCGGTCAGAACGAACAGCGCGTAGATCGTCAGCGAGACGATCTGGAACACGTCGGGTTTTGGCGTGAGGTACCAGAGCCAGAACGCGGAGCCTACGGCGGGCACCGCGAACAGCGCCGGCATGGCCGCAAGCGCACGCTTCGACAGGGCGCCAAGCCCCATCATTAGCATGGTCATGCCGGCGTCAGTGCCGGACTTGGTTTCGGATTCTTCAGTTTCGGGAACGACTTCGAGTTTGAACGGCTCTGCCATTCCCTGTCTCCTGATCGTTGATCTGCTGGCGCATATCGTCCATCGTCGGCTCGTTCGACTCCTGGACGTCCTGGCCAGCGGCTTTCTTCAGCGCGGTATAATAGAGTCCCAAAACCTTCAATGCGTCTATACGCTTTTCAAGCGGAGTATCTTTATCCAACGCATCGCAGGCAGTCTTTTGCGCCAGTTTCTCGATGTCGGAAAGGGTGGTCATTGTTTACCGGTCATAGGGATAGCGTGCCGCTTAAGCTGATCTATTGCTGTCGCAAGCAACGCAGGCCCATCAGGGTCTGGATATAGCACCATGCAAAGGGCTGTTACAAGAATCGCAAATCTTTCGCTGGGCGCTGTATCAGCAAGTGATTCGACTATTTCTTGTGCTGTTTTAGCGCAATTTTCTGATCGCGTTATAAAATTGGTCATGGCAACAACACGCTCTGATTTGGGGTTTGGAATTGCGACTGCCCAACGCCCGCGCCGGCAGCGCCGCCGATCTTCATGCGTCTTTGCACCAGTTCTTTCACCATCTCGCGCGCCTGATCGTCACCCTTAAGTCCCTTCTCAATCCAGCGCAAAAACGCTGGGTTATTTGCCATATCAGTTACAAATTTATAGTATTTGCCCAAAATAAAACGCCCGACAGCATCGGCGAATGGAGCCTTTGGTAGATATTCGCCGCCTTTGCCAACTACCGCGCTCCAAGGATGTTCAACATGAGACATGGCCGCCATACCGCCAGCCATCGACGAACCGCCAGCACCCCCTCTTGTAGCTAAAAGAAAGTCCATCTCTTTAGCTAGAGTCCGCATCTGATCTAGGCTCGTACCCGGGAACATAATACGCTGAACTTCTTCAGATACTTTCGCCAGTTTTCCGCTCGGCTGCAAGGTATTTGTCAAAAGTTTTTGCGCCCAAGTCTGGCGCAGCAAGTTGAATTCCGGCGAGTCGGGGCCGAACTTCGAAGCGGCGGCGATGATCAAATCCTCACTGCCGAGAATCTTGTCCACGGCTTCCGAAGCACCGACCGACTCGTCATACAGGAAGTCGAGCGGGTTGTTGGCCTTGAGCTTCTGCCGCGCCAGCTTCTGGGTGTTTTGCAATTTTGCTTCAATGCCGCGCACTTCCTTGGTGATCGTACCCAGTGGATCAGCCTTGGCTGCGGCCTTCGCCGCGTCGGCAGCCATCTTGGCCTTGGTTATGATATCGCCGATCGTGTCGCCGGGCTGAGCAGGGATGGTCAAGCGGCCGGACAGCGCCTCGATGTTCTGTGCCTGCTGCAACAACTTCTGTGTGACTGCTTTGCCGTGAACCGCTTCGAGCATCCCGCTGCGGTAACGCTCCAGCACCTGCGAGACAAACCGTCTGCCGTCGATCTGTCCTGTCAACGACTTCGACTGCTCCAGCATATCGCGCACATCGGCCGCCTTGACCCCGGCCCACAGATTCGGGCCGACCATATTGGCAACCTTTTGCGTCAAGTCTGAGCGACCTTCCTTGACGATGGTGTCGAACAGCACCTTGGGATCGGCCGGCAGCCCGGCGTCCAGACCATCCATCACCGCCTGGATACGCTTGTCGTTGAACGCGCCCATATTCTCACGATAAAAGTTGTCGGCCTCGCGAAGTTGTTTGGCTGCCGCCTGCAGCTCGGGCACAGCATCCGCATCGTTGAGGATTTCATCAACGCGATTGGCGAAGAATTTGAACGTGCCCTGCTTCACGTCGGGCGTCAGATCGAGGCGGTTATAATTCTGGCGCATCACCGAGCGCAGATTATGCAATTGCGCCCATGTCGGCTGCACCGGCTCGCGAACAACCTTACCTTCTTCGTCCACCTCGCCAGCCATATCACGTAATTGCTTAACAATCGTCGGGTACTTGCCCTCAAAACCTTCCGGTAATTCGTTGAGAAATTCCTGCGCGCGTTCCGGCAAACCGCTGATGTCCGGTTTCAGCCCGCCGGCCAGCGAGTCGGCTTCCGAATACATCTTGTTGGCCCGCGCCATAATACCAGCGCGTGTTTTCTGGATTTTCTCGGCAACCTGTTGCCAGAGACTGCCGCTGTTGTGCCCGGCCTTGACAGCATCCATGGCCGCCTGGCTCGACTTGTCGATCTCGCTGAAACCGGCGTCGATCACCTTCTGGGCGGCGTTGCGCGCGTCGGTCGCGGCTGCTTCGAGCTGTCGGGTTTGACCTTCCTTGGCAGCAATGCGCTCTTGCATTCCGGTCGTCAGTTCGGTGCGGCGCGCTTCGAGCGCTGCGCGCAACGCTTCATCTGCCTTGCGCAATTCCTCGCGCGTGCGGCCCAGCACAGCCTCACCGGCGCGTTCGGTGGACACCGCAGCTTCAGGGTCGGTCAGCAACTTGACGTTTGGAGGACCGGCGTCACCGGAAAGCGTGTTGAGAATGTCCTTACCGGACTTCTCGTAATGCCCAGTCGCCGATTGCAGCAGCGGATCCTGTGTGCGAAATGCTGGATCAAATCGTTCATTGATATTGATAACGTGCGGCGCCTCTTTCATATGCGCTGACGCTGGCACTAAAACATCCTTATCCCGCAAAGCAACAGCTTGTGATATATTCTCTGGTGTTTCACCAAGAAAGTCGCCCACAGCTTTGGGCAATGCCGTTTTGATCGCACCCTTAATCGCAGGCGCGGCAGCGGCGAGACCACGGCCGATGCCGGCACCGGCGCCGCCAAACAGGCCCGAGAGGGTCACTTCGTCCGCCTCCTGCGCGCCGGTACGGTCGTACACGCCGGCCAGCGCCATGATCGCGTCGTTGAAACCCTGCCCCGCAGCACCGCCGGCAGCACCGCCAGCTACGGCACCGCCGAACACGCCGGGAGGGCCGGCAGGAGCACCCGCCACGCCACCGCCGACCTCGCCAGCGATCGAGCCAAGGACCGGCGCTGCCTGGGAGGCCATGAACGATAGTGGCGAGCGCTGGAAGCCGCGAGAGCGGCGCAAGGTGCCGTCCTCATCGACGTACATCTCGCCGGTCTGCTTGTTTTCCTTGACTTTGCCGGGATAACCGCGCTCCAGCGCTTTCTTGCGCTCGGAATCAGTCACGCTCATGTTGTAGAGCGTCTGGGTGGTGAAATCCAAGTCCTCATATTTCGGACTTGTGCGCGTGTTGCCTTCAGGATCGACGTAAGGCACGCCCTCGGGCAGTCCTGCGTAGTCGCTGGCATCTTTGACGCGGTACGGCTTGGTGCGCTTCTGCCCCTTGGGATCGATGTAGTCCATCCCAGGACCGATGGCCTCATAAGACGCGGTATCGGTCACCGCGGGAGGCGCTTTGTCCAGATCCGGGGTGACGCCTTCAGGCCCTATATTGGCAAGATCGACCATTTAATGACTCAGCGGGTCGTTTTCCCAAGGTCTGTCGTCAGGATCGGCAGGAGCAGCGGCAGGAGCTGGAGTGCCGCCCGGAAGTTGCGCCTTGTCACGATCGCGGATCGTGCTCAATCGCTCTCTAAGCTCTTTCATCGCACGCAAAGTGTTTGCCGTGGTATCGCCAAGACTTAAACCAGCAATAACATCGCTAATCTTGCCAGCTTCAACCGATAGCGGGCGACCTGTTTTCTGGTCAAGCAAAAGCCGCGGCGCCATAATCTGCAACTGCTCAATATCGCGCATCATCTGCTTACGATCACTTTTGTTAGAACCGAGAATATTACTAACTACTTCTCCTAATCGCGTGGCACGTCCCGCCACACCTGCAGCGCCGGCATATTTGTTCAGCGTCTTATCGATGCCGTCGATCAATTTCAACGCATCATCGTACTGGCCGATGTGCGACTCCATATCGACGCGCTTGTTGCCGGTAACCGGCGGGGCCTTGGCCTCTTTCATTGCCTTGTCTGTTTCCAATTCCAGTTTATCGGCGGGCCAATCTGGATTCTTTTGCCGCAAACCATCCTTTACCACCTGCCGCTCGCGAATTTCCTCGGCAGCTTTGAGTCCCTTCGCCTGAAAAGTCGTCGCAGCATCAACGATCCGTCTAGTCTGTTCCTCTCCGGGCAACTCCATGAATCCTGGCTGTGTAATTACACTGGCAACAGCCAGTTCTTGAGGTGTCTTGGCTCCAGGCGACGACAAAAAATCAGCGTACATTAACGCTTGGGAGTCGTGTGCAGCCTTCTTAATTTTTTCTGGATCCTTGCTATCACCGAGAAACGCAGAAAATACTTGTCTGCGGACTTCATTTTCCTGCAAACGCTGCGTCGCATCCGCCAACTCGACCTTCGACTTGGCCAGCGCGTCGCGCGCTTCCAATGCCTGCTGGTCGTACCCGTTCGCCAGCATGATCTGCAACCGCTGATCATTGAACCGTGCCGCCAGCGCGCTCGCCGAGGCCCGCCACGACTCCATGTTCTTGGTGCGCAGGTGGTCGATCTGCTCGAACTCGTGTTCCTCGATATCGAGGCGCTTTATTGTCAGGTTCGAGTTCTCTTTCCAGGCGTCAAATGCCTTGTTGTAAGAATCCATATCATTCTGGTTGATGGCGTTCATCGCCGCAGCGCCGGCATTGAGCGCAGAATTCATCGGCATGGCGGTGAAGGTCGAGGCCAGCATGGCGACAATGAAACCCGGAGAGCCGAACTGCTCCCACAGATCGGTCTTGCGGCTGTTCAACTCCTTCGCGGCGTTCCATGGCTTCAAATCCTCCATGGTGGCGCCTTCTTGCGCCAGCATCCGCTCCTGCCGGGCGGCGTAAGCATCGTCGGAGCGCTTGCGCTGCGCTTCCATCCCGGCTTCGGCGCCGATCTTCTTTGTGGTTAGCGCCAAATCGGCCTTGGTGATCGCGTCGTACTGCGCATCACCGCTCCCCGTCATATCATCAAGACTTTTCGGCGGCGCGTCGCCTTTGCCGGTAGAACCCGTTACCGCTGGAGGAAGCGGTGGGGAAGAGTCCGGTGCGTCAAATGCAGGTTCAGGCATTTATGCCGTCGCAGTTGGAGAACTGACGAGCTTGCCGCCATTCATCGCCGCGGCGAAGTTCGAGATCGACTGCATCATCGACTGGTTGAGCTGCTGGTTGAGCTTCGAGATCTGGATCGGAATCTGCGATTCGAGACTGGTCGCCGAAACGCCGGTGGCCAGCATCTGGTTTGCCGTGTTGACCATGTTCTGGCCAGCGGTCGCAAGCTGCGACTCAAGCTGGGTCATCAGCGTGTTGCGTGAGTTGTCAACCGCTGCCAGATCCTGCTGGAGCTGCGAGTTCTGCTGTGGATTGGTGGACATGCCGCGCGACGCATAGCCCTGGATGATGCCGGCCTTCTGGCTGGCGATCGTCTGGTCAACCTGGGTCTGGAACTGGGGCGGCAGCGTGCCGCTGGTCAGATATGTCATCAGGGTCTGGCCCTGGTTGATCAAAGGTGCCGCGGTCTGCTGGGCGATTGCTGCCGTACTTGCCGCCTGTGCCGTTGCAGCCGCTTCCTGCTTGTTGGTGGCGTTGAGCGCCTGCTTCTGTTCGTAGCCCTCGAACAGACTGCCGGCGACGCCCGCCGCGCCCACGAAGGGCGCTGCAGCCTTAATATCGGACCCGATGGTCGAGAGGATGCCGGTACCACCTCCTCCTGCAGCGCCGCCGCCCGCGCTGCCAGCTCCTACCGTGGAAGCTGTATCCAGAGCCGAGGTGCCACCCCCTGCCCCGCCCGCCGCGGTCGCCAGGTCGCCTCCAGGTGTGCCCGCAATCACACCCCCGCCTACCCCTGACGTGGTACCCGAGCCGGCCCCCGCAGCATCAAAGGCGCCTGCAAACGCATCAGGGGTGGTCCCGGCGGTCAATGTAGCCCCTTGGGGCAACGCTGCGGCCGTGTCGGCCGCCGTCTGCCCAGCGATCCCGGCATCGCCGAAGATATCGGTACCAGTCCCGGCAAGATCGATGGCTGACCCGCTATCGGCCGCCAGACCAGCGCCACCAAACAGGCTGCTAAGCCCGGCCCCTTCGCCCAGGAGGCCGAAGCCGCCGGTTGCCACGGCGCCGAGCGCCAGCGGGGCGGCAATCTCAAGGTCTTTGGCCCAGGAAGGTTGTTTCGAGAAGTCAGCACTGGCGTCGTCCAGCGGGTTGGACAGGTCGTGGCCGAGGTTCGAAGTCTTGCCCTCGAATAAATCAGTTAGGAAACTTATGACACGACCTCCTACCCTATCCTCAGAGCACTGCAGATCGTCTGATGCTCCGCGGCATTCTGATTGAGCCATTCCTCGAACTGGTCTGGATCGCTCCAATCGTAATCTAGCAGGTTGAACCCCTGGGTGCCAAGGACCGCGTTGATCTGATTATGCATTGTCTGGTGAACATAAAACCACATGCCCATGCTCTCCGGGTCAATCGGACTGAGCTGAAACTGGTCCAGCGCCTTGACGTTCGCCCCTGGGTAAAACTGGATGGTAGCGCCACTCGAAATATTGCTAGTCAGCGCCAAACCGATCTGCGCTTCGGTCGCGTTCAACCCGACCACCTCGGCGCCATCTGGAATGCCCGTGCTGCTCACGATCATCCCGATCTGAATACCGGTTGTGGAAGCAAACCCCAGCACAAACCCGCCGGCCAACGATCCGATATTGGTCGTTAGCGTCGGCGAGGTCTGCTGAAACATCGTACCTGCAGTTACAATATCGAAATGATTGGCCTGATGATTCCACGCCCACGCCCGCAGCGAGGCTTCATCGGTCGGCTTCACGTAAAGCGCAGGCAAGCTCATCCGCGATACTGCACATCTTCAGCCGCCATCTTTGCGCTGATCAGCGCCACGTCGGCGGCATTTGTTGAAAGCGTCATTCCGGTCAGGACACCCTGCTGGCCGACCGCCAGCGATTGCGTGACGTAATAGCCGGTGTTCGCGGGACCGATAATCGTATAGGGTTGTGAATTGGTGTATTGGCTGCCATTGGGTCCAACCCCCACACCGTCAACAGTTAGATTGATATTGGTGGCGGCAAACGGGTTTGGATAGACGAAAGAGCCGAGCGTGTTGATCGTCACAGACGGCGTATCGCTTGGAGTCGTGCCCACTATTGCCAAAGTAAAATACAAAGGATCATGATTCGAATTAGGGCCAGTTGCACCTGCAGAAGTCGGAAAGTTGATGCCGCCAACGCCAGTTGCCGGGTTGGCTGCCGGATTGCCGTTCCAAGGGGCGCCCGCGACGGAAAACCAGGCGAGCGCTGTTGTGGCGTTCAAGGCTACCCTGAGAATCTGACCGTTAATATTACCGATGGACGCGACAAGTGTCTGGTGACCGAGAGTACCGGTAAAAATCTCGCCTCCATCGGCGCTGATGACAACGCCGCTGGTCGATACGAAGTCGATGACCGCCAGTTCGCAGGCGGGCTGCGAAAAATCAGCCGTACAAGTAAACTCGGCATAAACAATTCCAGCAGTATAAGGATCAACACTAAGAGCTTCGCCGGTCGAATTAGCAACCAATGTCGCGGTATGATTGGTGTTTGACAAGGTGATATTGGTAGGGGTTCCCCATGTATTATCGAGTTGCGGCGCTATCCCGCCAACGCTGTAATACTGCCACAGACTCCAAAACCGTGAATCGGCTTTGCTCGACTCGATACCGCCCGGATCGTCCCACAGCTTGGTCTGCGCCAGCTTGGTAAAATTAACCGAAGCGGTGTTGAACAACGGGTAGAGATGCGTGCCGTCCGTGCCCCAGGCAGTGTAAACCGAGTTGATTTCCTGGCCACCGATGAACGTCAGAGCTACGTCTTGCAGCGATGAAAACCAACGCTCGGCTCGGCCGGACCCCATGAACATCAAAATTTTATTCTGCTGCGTGTTCGCGACTGGATCGATGATTGGAACCAGAACCATCCACACTCGCTTGCCGAAGATCGTCGCCTTAGCTGCACTGAGTTGGTTGCCGCCAAAGTTGGGAACCGTGTTATATACACCATCCATCGCTTCAGACTTTTTCACATACGCGCCGCCGGACGACACGGAAATGCCAGTCGAATTTGCAAGAAAAATTTCCTGTCCTAACGTCGTCACCGCGGCCGGATAGGGCGTACCCACCTCGGGATCGCTGTTGTTCTGAGTATAGGTCGTAGTCGGATTGCCGCCCTGCGGCGTGGTGGTAACGACGCCCGAGATATAGTCCATCGAGTTGTCACCGATGAGGAACAGAAAGCCGTTGGTCGAGACGAGCTGGGTATAGCCGACCTTGGTGTATGAATTGTTAGTCTGGTCCGAACCGCCGCCCGCCGACGTCGCGAAATTCGAAACCGAACCTGGAGCGCTGAAATTGATAACCGTGCCATCCGCCACCCAAACATGGCCCTGGTAGGTCTCGACCGCCGTGCCTTGAATACCGAACGGCATGAGGATGACGGTACCGGCGGCAGTGACTGCAGTATCCGTCACTGTCAATGTTGGAGCTGTGTTCGAATCATAGATGCCACCATTCGTAATAGTGGTCCCGGTGATGACCCCTGCGGTAATAATTGGAATAATCGTCGCCTGTGTGATCGGAGTCCCACCGGCAGAAGCGGTGATCTTCGTACCAGGACTATAATTAGATCCGCCGCTGCCGATCGTGACGCTGGAAACATAGTAATAACCCGTGTCGGCAATGGTTATTGTGGGAAATGCCGGTGAGGCGGTTGGCGTCGAGTACAAACCAAGCGGATTGCTAGGCGCTTGAACGCCGTTGGCACCGGTAATCGCACCACCGGTTTCAGTGACTTGGATAGCGGGTGTGGGGGCGATAGACGTTTCACCCCAATATGAACCAGTCGGTGGTGGATTGAACCCAGCAACAACATTCGCACTGTAACCAGTGCCAGGAGCGGTAATTGTAATATTTGTCCACGAGTAAACATTATTGGGACCGTCAGTGCCGATCAACGTAAACACCGGCGTAAGCACGCCTCCAGAACCAGGCGCAGCGTGAGTGAGAACTGCCGTGAGCGATGCGCCGCTGCCCGCGAGCGTGCCACCTGAGAAAACCAAAGTAACGACATCACCGGGCAAATACCCCGAACCCGGATTCGTCTCGGTAACGTTGGTGACCACGCCGCCGCCGATCGTAGCGACGAAGGTAGCGCCACTGCCGTGACCACCGCTTGCCGTCACCGAGGGCACGGTCTGATAGGCAGAACCAGGATTGGTCAGTGTAACACCGGGGCCAAGTGTGCCTGCCGCGTAAAGCAAATTGCCATCCCAGACCCAGTAGCCGTTCGACTGATTGGCAACAATGATCAGATACTGGTTGCCATATTGGGTAATGCCAAGATCAACGATACTGGGGGCAAGGATCGTGCCGGCGGGCAAAATTGTCACCACGGCGCCCGTGATGGTGTTGACCTGAACCGCGGAGCCATCCGAGATAAACACGACTGCGTAGGGCGTGGCGCCCAGATTGTAGAAATAGAAGCAGACTATGGTGGTAGGATTGGTTGCAGTGAATTTCGCGGCACCAATGCCGTAAAGCGTGCGAAGATTGCCTGAAGCAAGCGGTATAAAGCCATCGAGCCAATAAGCCATCTCATCCGGCACACCCAGACGAGTCGTAGCCGTATTGACGCCGGCGAACTGATTGAAGGTCAGGCCAGCTTCATTGCCCTGTTGGGGCTGCTGTTGCTGGTTGGGCGGCATTTACACCCGCGCAAACCGCAGTTCGCGAGTGAACACCCGGCCGATGTGTTCCTTGATGATCTCGTGCGGCACGTCGCTTAATTCTTCGACCCACACCTTCTCGATACCTTGTGGCTTGGCCCACCGCGCCACTTCCTCGTAGAACGCGCCGCCTTCCTTCTGGAAGCCTTCCTGACAGAACACGAAGCGCTCGATGATCTCGGGTTTCGGCGCCAGCGAGTATATGTTCGTGAGCTGAAACAGCGCGACACTGTGATCTTGGTAGAGAAACAGATTGGCGTTGTCGTACAGCAAGGTGCGGATCCAGCCGAGGATGAAGCGGTCGTTAAGATGCGTGTAAGCCGCCTTCAGGCGGGTCAAAAGGAAACCGCCGTGCGTGTCGATGTCGGGAAGCGCGAAGCGGCGCAGCGTGGAGATCGGGGTGATTTCAGTTGTTTCAGCGAGGGCAGCTTGAGCCATTAGTATCTCCCGTATGGATTGGTTGCACGACCGGCCCGCGCGTAGTTCGAGTAACCAAGCGCACGACGGTTGAACTGGTCTTCGTAATATTTCGCAGCATTGAGATTTTGCAGTTCCTCAAACGCCATCTTAGTAGCAAAGTATGGCACTGCGTCGGTCCAAGGGGCAGGAATTGCTTCAACGCTCTGATCATCTATGAGGTCAGAAGGAATACAACAGCAGTCAAGTTCAACTTGGTATGATTGACTTGGATATGGATAAAAAAACAAACTGCCTGCTGCACCCTGACCGAATTGAGAAAAAAACGTAGGAACGTATGAATATTGGTAAGGAAAACTTCGGATTGTCGATTGATATACTGAGAAAGCGTAGCACGGAAGCGAATACCGATAATTTGCATAAATGATCGAAGCCGAACGCACAAAATAAATTTCTTTCACGCCGGGAAACGTACTCAAATCGAAATCAGAGAAGTTATATACTTCGCGAGCCTCCGTTACTTGAGAGATCGGCGTCATGATCGGTGTTGCCGTTGCGCCAGTGCCAGTCGAATCCGTGATCGTCATGATCGGCTGGAAATAGCCATAACCACCAAACGCACTGAAGATCGAGACAATCTTACCGCCCGACACAACGCAGGTAGCCGTCGCCTGCGCACCGCCAGGACTCGGCAATTGCCCACTAGGAAAATCGGGAGGTGTGATCGTTAAGGTCGGCGTCAACGAATAACCCGAACCACCATTCGTCACATTCCAACCAATGATCGACCCAGAAACAGGTGGCACAGCGCGAATACACTGCGTCCGCATCGCCACTTCACGACGTGCCTGGTTGATGTAGTCAGTGAGGTTACCGACATCGAGGTACTGCTGCTTCTGATCGCGAGCAAAGCGCTGACATTGAGCGATGTAATTATTGAGCATTGCCACTGGCCTGTTGCACTGGACCACCGAAGCGATTGGCTCTGGTTGGATCCTGCGATTGCGGGAATGCGAAATTGTTCAGGTCAGGATTGGCGAAGTCACGCGCTCGCGCTACGAACTGCTCGTAAAGTGCATAATACTGCTGCGCCTGCTGGACCCGCGTCGAGGTTTGTGCCGATAGCAGTGCAAGATAAGCAGCAAAGTAAGGCACTGAATCGGACCACAAGTATGGCACAGCCTCGATGTCAGTATCGAGCACCAGTGCTTGCGGGTAGCACACGCAGTCGCAATTCAACACATAGGCATAATCCGGCAGCGGATCGAGGTAGAAACTGCCACTGAGAATCGTTCCAGCTCCTTCATTGGTAATCGCGCCAATACCCGCCGATCCAGCACCATATTGCGCCCACTCGGTCGGCGGGCCACTGGTTGGAACCGGATTGTTAAAGCGCTGGAAGTCGAACCATGGCCAGCTCTTGCCCTTGATCCATTTTTGCCCCTGGCCGACGTTGTATTGGATGCGCTGCACGTTGATCGCACCTGCAATGCCGGTCGCAGATGGCGTGCCGAAGCTGATGCCCGAGAAATTGTAGTTGCGCTGGCCGACTACGGTCGAAATTGTGCCGATCGAGCGAACACAACGGCCCTCGCCAGCCACCTGACCGCGCGCTGTGTTGATGTAGCTGGTAATATCCGCGGGAGAATACAGCGAAACTGGAGCGCCGGGATTCTGAAGCAACCGTTGCGTCTGAGTGATGTAGTAGTTCAACACGGCAAGCTACCTCTGCCGCGTTATATCATGGACCGCGGTAGCGAAGTACAGGGTTGGCGGCAGTCGATCGCTCGGGATCCAGCTCGTACCAGTGCAGAGACCCGTCCGGCCCCTTGACCAGCATCTGATCGGCAGTCTGCATCGCTTTGGCTTGGCCGCCACCGCCGACCGCGCCGGTCATGATGCTCGACGCGCTGAGATCGGGAATGTCATAGATCTTAGTGGTCGATAGGTTTTGTCCACCAACCACCACACCCGTTGCGGCAAGCGAGTATGTCGCCATTTACGGCGCCGGCTGGATGACGGCGATATCCGGCGTGCTACCCATGACAAATGCCACCGTGCCGATCGTACCCGCAGCACCGCTAGTCGGTAGGAAAACCGCCGTGGGGGCCGCAAGGAACAGGCCACCATCGTAGATCGTGCCGGGAGCTGCCGACGTACCGGCGGCAAACGAGATGTTGACCGGCCGCGGGAACCAAGCCAGATACTTGCTTTCCGGTGAACCGGTAATTGAACCCTGCGGCGGCACGCCGCCGACCGCATAAGCTGGCGACCCAGCACCATACCCGATGCCAGCGCCCGACACCGTAGCAGCCGTGATCGTCTGCATGACGATCGCCGACACCGTGCCGGTCACACCCGCGCCGGCCACCGCCAACGTGATATTGGCCGGTGTGATCGGAACGCCAGGATTGGTGCAAAACACGGCAGTCAACAAGCCCGAATTGGTCAAGCTGAACGCCACCGTGGCAAGCGTGATGCCGGTCGCGAGGTTCGGATCGGTCGGAACCGGGAGCAAAGCGAAGTTCGCAGGCGCACTCGGGTAACCGGCGCCCTGGTTGGTGAAGGTCACACCGGTCAGAACCACCGTGCCGCTGGCGATGCCCACATAAGCGCTTGCCGCTACGCCGCCAACGCCGTTCGCGTTGTTCGAGGGGCCGGGAGGGGCCGGGATGAGAACCAGCGGAGCCACCCCGTAACCACCACCAACCGATGCGACCGAGCCGCCGGTAAAGGCAAGTGCGCCGCCGACGATCGGCTGCCAGGTCGAGGTGCCGCCTGTTGCGGTAACCGTGGTCGTGGATTGGACGTAGCTCGCGCCCTGACTGGTGATGAACGCGCCGACCGGGCAGCCGGTCAGATTGGCGATGCGGACGTTGAATCCATCGCTTTTGACGAACTGAAGCCCGCGGTTGTAAGCGGCGCCAGAACCGAACGCCCAGAGATTAGTAATCGGATCCCGGTACTGCAACACCAGATAGCCGCCCATGCCGACGAACCAGTCGCCGGCCGGAATGACGATGTTCTCGCCCGGCGCAAGGCAGACCTTGTTGGTCGCGAAGTCGTAGGGCGCGTTGTTCAGTTCGGAGGGATAAAGGTTAACGGGCGGGGGCAAGCCTAGCCCAGGCCCACTGAGCGGCGAATTCATACCTTTACCTCATCCTCTTGGTGTGGTACATTTGTACTGATCATAGAGGTACACTCCATGAGCAACGTTGAACGGCATTCGCTTGGACAAGCGAAAGAAGGTACTTGCAAGTGCGGAGCCGTTTTTCAAAAGAAACGGTTTGACCAGATATTCTGCTCGCCAGATTGTCTACGGGAAGACAAAAAGCAAAAACGGCGTGTACCTTGGGAATTGCGTGCTGACCGTGAGCAACGTAATAAGGAGCGTAGCGAACGGTACTACGCAAATCGAGAAGCACATCTCGCAAAGCTGCGAGAATGGCGCAAAGCAAACCAAGAAGAAGCACGAGCGAGAGACCGAGCAACGTATCATAGAAATAAAGCAAGCCGAGCGATAGCAGCAAAAAAATACCGAGCAAAATATCCAAGAAAGCGAACTGAGGAATACAAAAAAGCGCGACAACGCCGGCCGTGGATGATGGCCTTAACAAACGCAAAACATAGATCGACGAAAAAGAGCTGGGCATTTGATCTCACGAGAGAATGGTGCGAACAAAACTGGACCGGTCACTGCGCTGTCAGCGGCCTACCGTTCGTTTTTGGCACTCAAACCCATTTTCCTTTCTCTCCTAGCATTGACCGTATTGACAGTACGAAGGGCTACACTCAAGGCAACTGCCGTTTCGTACTATTTGCCATAAACTCCTTCAGAGGTACAGGCACCGATCAAGACATGCTCCACATTGCCCGTGCCATTATCCAATACAACCAGTAGTTTAAAACTGATTATTTTGGATATTATAGATATGTGCCCCGGATACCGACTTAGCCGTCACCACATCGTAACCGACAACCACGACACCTTGCTGGCCGATTTGCCCCAAGGGCACCAGCGAGTAGAACCCGCTGAAGTCAAACGCAGCATCTTCAGACAAGTACATAGCGGTGTACTTGGTGTTGACGGCGTAGGCGTGATTGGTTGGACAGAAGTGATCCTGGAAGATCGGAATACCCGAGACATTGAGGTTCGGGAAGCTCGACCGCACCGCGGTGTCCATCGTGTAGGTCATGCCAGGATTGACGTAGATATTCTCAGTCCCGATGAACGAGAGGTTCAGCGTCGCGTAGTCGCCGGGCGACATGACGATGAAGCTCGGAGCCTCGCCGCCGGCGGCATTGGTGATGTACGACAACATTGTCGCCATGTTCTGACGGGTGAAGCCCGACGAGAACGAGAACAGCGCCGCATTGTTGGTGTTGATGTACTGACCCTTGAACGCCGAATTACCCTGGGCGTTGCGGTTGATGCCGCCGTAATTCGGTACGTTGGTGCCGTCGTCAAACGCATTGTAAAAGCTGTCGGGATAAAGCGCGTTCGCCGTGTTGTTGGTGAAGAACAAGTTGGCGAAATTCTGTTTGGTCACCGCCGCGACGTCGTTCATGCGAGCTTTGAGCAGGCTGATCTCGCGGTCGGTCGCCTGGATAATCGTCTCGCCGAAAGGCAGCGGAACCGGCACAACCCAGTACGCCAGATTCCATTGGCCGTTCTGGATCGCCGGAATGATCTGCGGTGAGTTGAAGCCGCCGCCATAGCCGGTGAACTGGCCCTGCACCATCGACTGGCCCTGCAAGGGCACAGTGATCTGGTTGAGGCCGCCCGCCGCTTTCTGCGCATTGCCCATCATGTAGAACAGCGTGGGCGAGCCGAAGTAGATTTGTACAAAGAGACGCGGCACGAACGTGCGCCGTGTGGTCGAAGCCAGCTCGGTGTAAAGACTGCCGGCTGCCGGCGCAACGCCAATACCTGGAAGGGGCACGGTTGGAACTCCTTATTAGCGTCGATTGTTGCCGCGGAAATCGTTCAGCGATTTCATCGCCTGATTCATGACAAGCGATTCACTGTCACCACGAGTCTCCAAAAGCTTCTTGGTGTAGTCCTCGTCTTCCTTCGCCGGCGTGGTGAAGTCCCAGCCGCCGATGTGACTGGAAGGCGTGGCCGGAGCGACCTGCGAACCGTGCAATTTCTCATACACGGCCGCGGCGTGAACCGGATCGAGGATGCCTTCCTTTTCGCGGAATTCGTCGAGCGCCTTGAGACCGTCTGCCGTCCAGCCCTCGGAGAGCAGCTTCGAATTGCCCCGCTCAACTTTCGCAGCGAGCGCGGATAGCTTCTCGTTCTTCTCGCGCTCGGCATCTTTCTCCGCGAGCGACTTCTTCAGCTCGGCGATCTCGCCGTGAAGCTTCTCGATCGGCTCGTTCACCTGTTTGTGAGCGTCAAGCCGCGGCGTCGGCGCGTCCGGCTCGACGAGCTTGCGCGCCTTCTCAATCAGAAGCGAAGCCTCGGGATGAGCCATCAGCTTGCGAACGGCGGCAATGGTCTGCTGGCCGTTGGCAAATTCGGTTTCGTCAACCTCGATGACCTTGGCCATCACTTGCCGCCCACGGTCGAGCCAGCGTTCGGAACGTGGCTGAGGGTCAGCGCGCCGGACTTGTCAGTAGCCGGCAGATGGCTTTTCCGGCCGCCAATCTCGTTCACGTCGAGATCGACGCGAATGGTCTGGTCGTCGGCCTTCATCGGCACGGTCTTGGCCGGATTCTGGAAGATATTAACCATCACGATTCTCCTGATTTTCTGCGAACCGCCCCGCGCTGAATATTCTGAACATCCATCTCGGATGTCTTCTTCAAGCCCGGAAGGTGCTGCGCTGCGGAATGATCGATCGTTGCGCTGACGACGCTATCGGTCGAAAGCACGATCCCCGGAGCCACCTCGGTTTTGAAGATACTCATGCGGCCTTCGGTTGCTGCTGCGCCCCGGCGCCCGGTTGGCCCTGCATCTGCATTTGCTTGAGCGCCTGCATCTGCTGATTGTTCTGTCCCTGCTTCATCGCCGTGGCTTCGAGCTGGTTGCGGTTGGCAGCCGGCGTCATCGTGCCAGGCGGTACGAACTTGGCCAGTTTCTTGATCATGTCGAGAATGGCTTGTCCCGGTTCGGAACTGGCGCCGACCAGCGGGAGTGCATCGGTGAGACTCTGGAGAGCAACCCCCAGCTTCTGCAGTCCGGCAGCCTCATGGCCACGGTTCGGCGACGGCGACACGGCCGGCGTCGATCCGAAAGGTGCTTGTGGTTGCTGCGGTTGACCGGGAACAGAAGCGGGGGTGCCTTCAGGCATGGGCTTACTTGCGGCCCTTGCGATGCTTGCGACGAGATCGGGTAAACATGTGCGTCCCTTTCAAGGTTGCATCAATCAGGCCCACCATAGGCACCGATGCGCCACCTTAAGGGCGACCCTCTTGCCAAAGCCATCGTTTGAAACTATCGTGCTTCATACGCTTTTATCGATAATTCAAGGCGCCTCATGGCCAATATGGATTCGAACGCATTCCTATCTGTCAAGGAAGCTGCGAGTTACCTGCGCATCCATGCCAACACTTTCTATATTTGGATGCGCAAAAAGGATGGACCACCGGTCATAAAATTACGCCGGTCACGCGCCAGAATCCCGAAAGAAGAATTCTTGAAATGGGTGGACGGCCAACGACTCAGGAGCAAAAAACGTGCATAGCATCACCGTCATCGTCGGCCCCGCCTCGCTCCGCTTCCTGTTCAGAACCAAAGAAAAAGCGGAAGTCTTCAAAAACTTCAAAACCGATCATCCAACGCAAGATCTCCATATCGATGATGATTTCGGTCAGCACGCCGAGTTCAAGGCGCTGTCAATCCACGGCATCCTCATCGAGGACATGGACCAGTCAAAGCTGGCAGCAGTCGAGTTGATGTTGCACAACACCAGAATTCAGAACACCGCCCAGCACCGCGCCCAGAGCGATCCGGGCATTGCCAGAACTGGCCCAAGAGTGCTCAGCCCGATCCCTGGCGGCATGAACGGCAGCTAGTGGTGGCCGTGGCCGCCCTTGCTTATTGACTTGATCGCCGCTTCAGGGTCGATCTTAAGAAGCTGCTCAAACATCTGCTTCTCCCCTTCTTGTTTCTTTCGGAACGCCTGAATCGCGGTTTCCTTGTTGGGAGCATCCGTGTTGTTGATGACGTATTCTCCATCGACAATGCCTCGTCCGTTAAGCGCGAGCACCAGTTGAGCATTCTCGTCGGCGAAGATCGGCGACGACGAGTGACTGTCAACGGTAACGCGCCAGTCATCCGGCAAATCTGAAAGCAAAAACTTCGTCTTCTCGATATCCTCGATCGGATTGTCGGCCTTAGTCCAATAGAACCGCTCGTCCTTCAGCTCCATCAGCGTCAAGGTGAGATCGGCAGCGGCAGCGCATTGCTGTTCGACCAGCAGCGAGCGGTCACGCAAGTCCGGGGATGCGGTTTTCATCAGCGTATTGGCGTGTGAACCAGCCCGCACCCCCGGTTCCCCCTGGCCTTGCATGATTGGCGGGAAACCGAGGATAACGTTGACCGTTTCCATCAACCATTTCACCATCGGCAGCAATTGTTCCGGGAATTTTGGTGTTAAATCGCTAATCGTCGAGCCTTGAGCCAGATTAGCATACCCGGCCATGCGCGCCTGGGCATAAAGCTCATCGGTCATGCTATTTTCACCGATAAACCCGAGGAATTTGTCGATCTGCAAACCAACCAAACGCTTGGCATCGTCGCACCACGTTGCCAGAAGCTGCTGTGGCTCAATCACATCGACCAACTCCGAACGGCCCCAGATCCAATCGGTCGTTTCGTTGGGCTGAATGATGCGATAAGGCTGCAAACGGCTGTTCGCGCCAAGCGCATTCTGCTTTTTCATCATGATATCGCGCTTCTCGACGCGACTGAACAGCGGCGTGATGAGAACATCTGGCATGATCATCTGAATCGTGGTGTAATCATGCTCGTCCTGCACCCACAATTCATGGAACTCGACCACTTCAGCAGCAATAGTCGGACCCATCAGCGCATAATTAGGGTCGCTGTTGAGCTGAACAATGCCGCCGGGCACCGGGCTAACCATTCCCTGTACGCCGGTATTCAATTGCGAGGTTGAAAGCACTTGATGAAAGAAGCTGTTTGGTTCGGATCCGGCACTGCCAAGCGCCGCGTGTGATTTGATTCGATCAAACAGCTTCTCAGCGTTCGGAAATTTCCAAATCTTCTGCCATACTTCCGGCAAGGTAAGCGAAGTTGTCTCACAGATGATCGGCTGCTCGTCGAGAGCACGATCCTCGCGGTACACGCCCATGTTCCACGGCATCACCAGCCGATCTCTCAGCATCAGATGATCGTCGGAATCCCGCTCGGTCCATTGCTTGAGGAAGGCAGCGCCGTATTTCAACGATTCGAACGCGCCGCGGCCAAACGTATTGCCGGTGCCATTGCGCTCCCAGTTCAAGGTGAGCTGCTTTGCCACCTCCTGGCCACGCTGGTAGGTCGTCGGCGCCTGTGGGTGGTCGAAGCTCATGGCGAACTTCAACTCGACCGGGCTGAAAAGGTGTGCCGCCGTCCGCTTCAAGGACGGATTCATCATGTTTACCAGCGCTTTGGTGCCGTCATACTTGCCGGTCTCGGCGATGGCGTTGAGGATGCGGTAGTACGACTTGCGCATCCCGACACTGACACGACAAATCTCGATCCACTCATTGACTTGGGTGATGAGCTTTTCATGGTCGGAGGGAATACCGCCGGGCAGGATCATGCGCGAGACCTATACCCCGGCTGTTGCGTTTCCAACGCGGGCATGTCGCTCGTTGCCGAGCCATGACTTAGTTGTTCATGATGCTGGTGCAAAACTTTGCGCATCCGCGCGCCTGCACTTGGCTCAAGCCCGTTCACGAGCGGGCGGCCATTCAACTCGATGGCGCCCGTCATAATGTTTGGACCAAACTGACTCGCATCTGCTCCAAAACCAACACTACCACCCCGCGACTTTATGTAATCCATTTGGCGAGTAACATCGTTAACCACCGGCATCGCCGCCACTTCCCCCGATCGAGTATTATCACGCAGGTTCGTCACCTTGAGATGTGACATTTCGGAAACGGGAACACCTGCCATCTCGGCAGCAAGTTGCGCGCGGATCTCCGACGACCTTTCAAGCTCGCGATAAACGCCGTCATTTGCCTTCATGACATGGCTGCGCAGGAATGGCGCGGCAATCACGATCTCGCCGTTCTCGTCCACCTCGGGATCGCGCTTCTTTGCCACATAGCCGCAACCCTTGAGCGGACAGCGCTCGGGCAAATCGATGGCAGGATCCCAAGGGAAAGGTTTGCGGCAGCCGGGACAGCGGATCTGGAATCTAGCCATCCTGCAAACTCAAATATTCCTGCTGCATTTCCATTTGTGTTACTGCAAGCTTGCCAATGGCATCAATATAGCCAAACGACCCAACCCACTTGTTAAGCCAATGCTTATCAGGATCTGTAAATACCATGACAAGTCCGGTTAACCGCCCGGCTTCTGCTTCTACCAACGCATTGCGTAGCAATTCCACAACCTTATCCTGATCGGTCGGTTCTGCTTTACGCTTATCTGCCAAAGAGACAACGGTCATCGGTACCGCCAGTTTTGTCGTATCTGAAGTCGCCGCTGGTTCAACCGCTGCATCGTTTTTGCCTTGAAGAACTGGCCCAACTGGTTTTGCTGGAATAGATACACCTGATCGGTCAAGGTCAACCTCTGCCGCGCAGCTTCCGATTCTCTGGTCCGGTTGGTATTGATCAAGTTGCGCCTGACTTTTTCTTCCCAGCAATGAACTGCGAAGGCCATTGCCATCACGCGATCGTCCTTCGAACCGGACGGAACGCCGATCAGATCCCCGTCGCCGGCATCCCGCGTAACCCTCGTCATCTCCTTGAGCAATTCGGCCGACCGAATGCGCAATTTACCAACGGAAACCACGTTGCGCAACTGTTCCAGCATCTCGGCCTTGGTTCGCCGGTTGGTCAGAATGTGGTAATTCGACCCCTGTCCGATCGAGTCGGTGCGGTTGTAAATATAAGTCCGCACGTTGCGAAACACGTCCTGCAGGCCCTTCTCGCGCACTTCCTTGGACTGGTGGCCGTTCTCCAACTGGAATTTCAAGCTCTTGAGCGCGCTGAAGACCGCGCTGCCGGGGCCGTTGAGTTCGAGCGCATAGCGCACTTCGTTGCCGGCCGAGCCATACCAGCCGAGCAGGCTGGCGACGACCCAGGCCAGATGCTGCGCCGTGATCAATGGCCACGCATACTCAGCCACCTGGTCAAGACCATCAGCATAACACCGGCATACCTGGATTGCCGAGCGGGCGTTGGACTCGGACGTGCCAAAAGCCGGATCGACGCCGATGACATAGACACCATCGTTTGTTGCGGGTGGGGTCCACACCTTAAGCTCGACCATCTTGGCGTTGGGCGCCTTGAGAACCTGCGTATAAGCAAACTCGTCAAGCACGATGTACATATGCGTCTGAAAATCATCGCTGACATTTTGGTTGAACTGATCCGTCAGTTTTTCAGGAGCAAAGAAAACCGAGCCAGTTTGTTGAAAAGCTTCCTGTTCAGTCCAAGGTTGTTCCTGAATCCGGTTGGGGTTGCCCTCGAACTTGGCTACAGCATCACCTTCCGGCTGGGCGGTAGGGTCCATCTTCCGCCGGATCCAGGCAAGCTGTTCTGGCGTAATGTCATGATCATATAGTTCCTTGACCTGTTTGATCTTGCGCGCTTCTTCCTCGCTCGGCGGCGCCTCGCCATAGAGCTGGAAGTCGCGATGATTGCGCGGCACCTGCTGGCTTTCCTTCGACCACCAGCCGAGGAAGATGCACTTGCAGTGATAAGGATCGTTGCGCGCGTCCTCCCACATCTGGTTCCACGAATTGAACCCGCGAGCGGTAGACTCGTAGATGTAAAGCCGATCAGGGTTGACATCGGACAGCGAGTTGCGGAACGATTCCAAACCCTCGTCATTGTCCCACGAACACAGCTCGCTGCAATGCGCCAGCGACAAGCCGACCGATCGGCCCAGCGTGCCACTGGTCTTAGTCCGCTTCACGCCGGCGGACATGAACAAGACCTTCGAGTCGCTACTGAGCGTCAGCCCGCCGCGGTTGTTCTGCTTGATCGAGGGAAATTTCAGGCTGTTGGGCAATTCCTCGATCATCACCTCGATCTCGGATCGCGCCTCGTTCTTGTTTTCGGCCGAATCGAAGACGATAGCACCTTTCAGCCCTGGATGGATGCCGATCAGGAAGATGCAAAGCGCGCGAATGATGGTCGAGATGCCGAGCTGGCGGGATTTCAGAATGTAAATGTCGTGAATATCGTCTTCGAGTGCGTCGAAGATCTCGGTGATTGCCCGGCGCTGGCCGTCATACAGGCTCTTACCCAGACAGATGCGGCCGGAATCCTTAGAATTGACGTAGCAGCAATTCAGGAAGGTGTAGAACGCCCGTTCAACGGTGTCGCGCTTGTGGGGTGACCAGCCTGCCATGCCACAGTCTAGCGTACCCCGAACGTCCTGTTAACCTGCTTTTTCTGGTCATTCTCGTTGATCGCCATCTGGATCCGGGTCATAATCGTTGCCCAAAACTGACCTTCATCCTCGGCGGTATCGAGCATCAGCAACTCAACCGGTTTACCACCTCCAGGCGGAACAATCACACACGCGCCCCCGAACGGATCATTAATACTACGCTGGATGCGCTGATCCATTGCGCGAAAAGCTTCTGAAGGGTCAGACATAGCGGTGCGCGTAGACGGGTTTGATCTCGCTGTTGAGAAATTGGCCAACACTGGGTGCGTTCGCGCAACTATGTGCGACATCCTCCGGCACCCCCGAGTAGGCCGAGGTCTTACCACTTTTCCACGTCACCAGCAATTCCTCCCGGTCGGCGTCATAGGCGACTTCCGACACGTTGGAACTGAAGACGGATTGGGACCAAGTGACCATCACAGTTTCCCCATGTTGTCTCGCATGATGCCGTCAATAATGGGCAAAAGAATATCGTCTCGATCCTCGATCGATTCGTCGGCAAAGGCAAGCATGGGGATCTTCAAGATCGCCGGCTTCTTCGGATCGTAGAACACGTTGTCCGGCGGTACTTTCCACAACAGGATGCGGCGACGATCCCTGTCATGATCACCCAGTGAGAAGAACTCGCCAGCACACTCGTCAGTGAAGCGCGTGCCAAATCGCCGGTCGATCTCCATTTGCCGAATTGGCTCGCGGATATGGGCGGTGCGATCCGGGTGATCATGAAACCACTGGCCATCTTCATCGAGTTTGCGCAAGGTGACAGTCACGCGTAACTCAACACCGCTCGCGGCCACGCGTTACTGACAGCTTCCACCGTGGAGAACAGCACGTTCACCGTGCCGTTGGATTCCTCGGCCTCAAAGATCGTCGTCTTGTCCGGCACCAGACACGGCAACTGGCCGTCACGAAACAAGATGAACGCCGAGTAACCCCACTCGCGCATGAACCTGCGCAGCGATTCTTGGCTCGATCCCAACGCCTTGAGCGCTGGCTGGTTCAACTCGCAGATGATGTAAGGAACGTGATCAGCCAGATGCTTGCTGGCACCGCGCAAGGCGTGTTCCTCGGCACCCTCAATGTCGAGTTTGATCAGGCGCGGCGTGGTGTACCAAGTGTTGAGCGTGATGCCCTCCATCTCCTTCTTACCCATCATCGGCGCCTGACAGCCCAGCGAGTTCAAACCGCCGTGCTCGTGGTAGTGCAGAAACACATTCTCGTTGGACGACCAAAGCGGGCGATTGCAAATCTCGAAATTGGTCAGCTTGTTGAGCTTGAGATTATCACGCAACTTGAACAGATTGTTCTCGCCCGGCTCGACCGCAAGCACGATGCCATTGATATCGACGAGCTGCGCCATGACGTTCGTAAAAAACCCGACGTTGGCACCACCGTCGATAGCGAAATCGCCGGGCCGCAACACGCGGGTCATCAGATGGACGATCTCCGGTTCGGGGCAACCGTAATTCCTGATGCAGATCATCATGTCGCGATCAATTAGAGAATTGGGATCGTGCGTCATCTGAAACGCAAACTTGCGTTTGTTGATCGTGAAATTGATGTTAACGGTTTGGAGCACGCTAAACCTCAGTATGCAGGTGATTGTCAGCGATGCCCCAGATAAAGTTGACGGCCATCGCGTGATTGCATCCTGCGGAAGTATTGTCCTCGCAAACATCTTTGATTTGCTGTAGCGCAGCTCGTAGCCGCTTGATTTCGGCCTCTAGCTCTCCACAAACGCGGGCCATGGGCATATCGGTCATTTTTGCCTCCGCGCCTTGGCAACCGCTTTTGCGGTTCTGCGACGCTCAAATGTGCGGTCCAACAATTTCCAGGGTATATGCCAGGCGGGCCAAGCGAGTAAAAGTTCACCTTTTGCGTCGCGCGGCTGAAAGATGCAGCATAAGCCTCTCTTGTCCTCATAGTACCAAAAGTTCTCGCTCACATTCTGCGGCGAGAGAGAATAGCCATGCTTATCTAAGCGATCAGAGTGGCCCATTTCATTCTCCCGACATTGCAGAAGTTAGCGCCTGTAATGCCTTCGTTGCTTCCCGCAGCAAGTCGCACAGCTCCACCATGTCACAGTCGTACTCAGCGCCGTGCCACCGCTCGCGGTCCATGTCGTCCGACCATTTTCTGAGTTTGCTCACCAGGGTTTCCAAGCGCATCGATCCTCTCCTGCAAAGCCGTCGTGATCCGGGCGAACACCTTGTCCCACCGCATGTCGCGATCCTGGATGAACAGGCGATGGGTCTTGCCGTACCACAGCATCGACTTGCCGTCGTGACCAAGACGGTAGTCGTGGGCGTGGTACGAGTACGGAATCCACACCTCCTTGCCGATAGCGCCGGCGATATGCGCCAGCGCCGACTCGCAGGTGATGACCAGATCCAGGTGCTGCAGCATGGCCACGGTATCGACCACATCGGACACCCAGCCGCTCATGTCACGCACCAGCGACTCGGCGCCGAAATGGCCGAGGTCGAGCTTGCGGTCGTCGAGCTGCAGCGAATAGAGCTGGATGCCGGGCACTTTGTAGAGATCGAGGAAGTGAATCATCGGAAACGAGCGCCACTTGTCGAGATCGTTGAGCGCCGATCCGGCCCAGGCAATGCCGATATGACACTTGATGTCCGGCATCTTCCAGGTATCCGACATGCCGTACACCGGCAGCCGCGGGTGCGGCGCGTTCTTGATCTCGTCATTGGTCAATTGCAAAGCGAACGGCAGCGAGACGAACGTGGTCCAGGCGTCGGCCTGCGGGTACGACGTCGAAATCGGCGTAAAATTCACGTTGGGCAGATGCGCGAACGTCTCGGTGAATGCCCGCAACAATGCCGGCTGCACCATGGCGTGAATATATTTGGCGCGTTTCGAAGCGTGTTCAAGGAAGCGCGAGAACGACAGCGTGTCGCCCATGCCCTGATCAGCCACCAGAAACACCGTCGCGTCCTTCTCACCCTCCCACTTCGGGTAAGGATAGGTCAGGTAGTTCTTCAGGCGATGCTCGAAGCGTGACTCCAGAAACTTGAACCCCTCGGCGTAGTCCTCGTTGAACAACAGCGCGAACGCCAGATTAAACTGGGTCGCGGTATCGCTCGGCTTTAACTCATAAGCCTTGCGCGCTGCCGCCAACGCGGCCACGCGCTCGCCGAAGGCACCGTGCGCTTGCGACAGGTTCACCCACGGATACGCCTCGTGCGGACCCAACTCAACTGCGCGCTGCGCAAACGATAACGCTTCCTCGAACTCGCCAAGTTGGTTGAGCCGCCAAGAGGTATTGGACAGCACCTCGATCCGCTTGTCGGTGCCCAGGTCGCCGTCGAGCGCGCGGCGATAACAGGCGACCGCGGCGTGCAGCCGGCTGATGTCGCCGTTCGAGTTCGCGTTATCCGCCCACGCCTGCCCGAACGTCGGATCGACGATGCAGGCGGATTGCAGCAGACCATAGGCGTGGACCGCCCAGTCTTTGTAATTCTGGTTCTTCACCGCCTCGAAGGCGGCGTTGTACATTTTCAGTGCGGCCGGACGATCACCCATTATTAAACCTCAGTCAGTCGGTAAGTGCTTCGCGGGCGATCTGCATAAATTTCTTGGCGCCGTCGAAAAAAGCATCACCATCTGCGATTTTAGAGAGAGCGGCGCGCAGCCGATCATTTTCCTTATTTAGCTCGATGACCTCTGCGGCCTCGGCCTCGTAAAGCGCGCGGTAGTCGGCCATTTCATTTCTCCGAAATTGCAGAAGTCAGTCGCACCCTGTCAATCGCGCGCCGGATACCCTCGGTCAAGGTAATCCGGCACTGATAGAGTTGCGACATCTGGTAGATGTCAGCCACCCGCGAGAACACCCCCTCGGGTTTGAGCGGGTCGTTACGCACGCTGGCACCTGTGCTGGCATAAGCCAGAACTTGTTCGGCAAGATCGAAGAACGACGTGGAAATGCCGCGGCCGAGGTTCAGCACCTTACCGTAGAGCTTCGGATAGGTCTGCAGCACACATTCCACGATATCGTCGATGTGGATCCAGTCGCGCTCCTGGTCGCCGGACCCCCACACGATCACCGGGTTCTCGCCATCGAGAACGCGCTTGACGATCGCCGGGAACGGGTAGGTCTTGGGATCCTGGTCCTCGCCATATCCCCCAAATGGCCGGTAGATCGCAACGTCGAGGCCATACTTCTCCTGGGCAAATCTTGCCAGGTACTCGCCGGCAAACTTGACGAAGCCGTAGGTCATGTCCGGCTTGCTCCACCGGTTCTGTGCGAGATCGACGTATGATTCGGAAAGTGCGACGTGCTTGTCCCTGGTCTGCAGCTCCAGCGGGTAGACCGCCGATGACGAGAAATAGATCACCTTCGGATATGGTTTGCGGTCGGTAACCCAACGGAAGAACTCGGAGTCGATGGCCATATCGAGCGCCACTTCGAGCGGATGATCCTCGATCTTGATCCGACCGCCGACGATCGCCGCGCAATGAATGACCAGATCAAAGCGGTTGGCTGACCAGACGTCGCCCGATGAAGCGAAAAAGGACCGACAGTCGCCGATCATGAGCTGAAGATTTTTAACAGAACGGGTGTTGGGATCCCAGGCGTTGGGCTTGAACTCCCAGTCATACAGTTCCTTGCCGGCGTACATATTGTCGATCGCGGTCACGATATGACCGTCGTCGAGCAAGCGCTTGACGAAGTGTCGGCCGACGAAGCCGCAGGCGCCTGTCACAAGGACTTTCATGCTAGGATCCCAACTGTCGTTTTTTGTTACTGATTGGAATTACCTTAGCTCTACTGTCGGCCACAAATTCAGGATGTTGGTGCTTCATGTGGACAGCCATGTTTGAAAATGTGCGCTGACAGCATGGGCAAGTTCCGGCAGCCGCTCGCTTTTTGATCCTGTTAATCTCTTGCTCTTTTGCCGCAAGCGCCTCGCGTTTTTCATCCTCGACCCTGGCAAGCTCCTGCTTGAGCTGATCGCGCTCCCTTCGCAACTGTTCCGAAATGGACGTTGTAAAAGACTGCTCATGTCCATTGGGGCACCAGAAAATCCTGCGGTCATCACGGCGATGGGTACACCACTGATCGGGCACACTAAACGTGATTCCACATTCGCAGCAATTCAAATAGGCCATGAAAGTTGCCCTCTAACAATTACAACTCTACGCGCCCATGCGGCAACGTATTCCAGTCGAACCTCCAGCTCGGCATACGCGGCTGCTCGCGCTGGCAGCGCACGCCGTAGAATATGGTGCCTGGATTGAGCATGTTGATGCGAATGGTGCGGTACGCGATGTTGCCCGGCAGGTTCACCGTGATGATCGTGCCGTCCTTGCCCTCGGGCGGCAGCACCGGGCGCGCGGTCCAGCCGGACTGCTCGTCGATGATCATCACCTCGCCGCCAACCGTGCCGCCGCTCACCATGATCTCGGCAGGGCCGAAGATGGGGACAAACGCACGCGGATCCCAGTCCTCACTGGCCGAGTCGGCGATCCAGCCGAACGGGCCGAAGCCTGGTGAGTCTTTCAGTTTCCAGTTGCCCTGGTAATGGCCGCCGATGGCACCGATCTGGTGGGCAAAAATGGTATGGCCGCCTTGCTGGTCGTGGAAGAACAAGGTGTCGGGCAATCTGAAATTGCCTTGCCGGATACTCGTGAGAGTGTCGCGGTAACGGTTGAATCCCTCGCTCAAACCCCCCTTGTGCGTTACAAGTTTCAGTCCTTGCTGCTCAAGCGGCGGGATCTGCCCGATCATCTCGACGTGCGAGGGCGTCAGAGCGAGGGAGGCGAGACCGTGGCTGGCCAAGAGGGTGTCCCACCGCCAGTCGGCTACCAGGAAATGCTCCTGGCCGCGGAATGCCCAGTATTTGCCAATGTCGGTTCCGGTCAACATGGCGAACGCCGCGCGGTTCTCGCTGGTCCATTGCGTGCGGTAGTGCTTGAGAACTAGTTCTGCGGCCTCGCGGGTGAAGATGATCATGCCGGCGCCGAGGTTGTGGCAGATGGCGTAATCCGGGCGCTGGATCAGGACGCGATCCTCGTAGCAGCGTGCGGACACGGCACCGACTTCGAGGCCATCGGCTTTGCCCTGCTCGAACAAGGCCATGGTCGGCTCGAACCAGTCCTTCGGCAGCACCACGTCATTCTCGACGAGACCGATGTAATCGTAGATCTGATCCTTGAAAGTGAAGCCCTGAGAGCGATGATTCACACCCTCTCCTGCGTTGAGCATCATGGTCAGCGCGTAGATGATCGCTGGTCCTGAGCCGCCACGCACATGATTGTGCATATATAAATTATCGCCATAATGCTCATTAGCAAAATTGAATCCTTCAAGGTACTTACTGCCATCCACCCAATGCAAATCAAACTTGTCAGGCTGCAAAAGCGGCTCGATCGACTGACGCGACAGTTCGACGCGATCGCAGGTCGAGAAGGCTATGGCGACGCGGTTCATAGTACGTCCACGCAGTCGTTTAACCACGCCTCCCAGAAGGCAGGTGGAAACAGTTTCTGGTCAAACCCAGCTACGAGAATCCCAACGTCGGTCACGACCGACTCGCCGGGGATCGGCGCACGGTCCAGGTACTCGGCAAACTCCGCGATCCGCTCGTTGCCGATCATCTCGTTGCGCAGGTCGGGCAACAGCGGTCGGGACTGGCGGGCGTGAAAGGCGGCTGGCGGGCCGAAATAGGTGTACAGGTTGCGCTCGCGCATGATCCTGCGCATTAACAGGGAAGCGAAGATGTCGGTGTTGCGGCCTTGCGCGGAGTAGAGCTGGGCGAAGGCGGGGGCCAGCTCGCGCCGGAATGCGGTGATTTGCGAGTTGAACACGGCTCTGGCGGCCGGATCCACCACGAAACCAGCGCGGAGCACGTCGCTGGTATTGATAATCATGGGTTTGTTAGTAATGGCATTTGCAGCATCGCAATCCGGGACGCCAAGGATGATGCCTTGGGCCACGCCGATCTGAGCATCGGTTATAAAAGTAACATCAGTGTAGAACAGCGTATCGTAAGGCAATCCACGTTGGTTAGTGACCGGCGTTGCGCACGCACCAACGTTGAACCATTGCTTGGCAAAGCCGAGCTGGAGACCGTGATAAGGATTACCAAGTAACCCATACCACCCCCAAAAAAACGACCAGTTTGAATTCATCGGGATCATATCGTCATCGATACTCACGATAATGTCAGCGCCCCACTTCAGGGCTTCGAGCAGTGCGATGTTGCGGCGGCTGTCGGTGTTCCACCCGATCAGCTCGGATGATTTGTATTCCATGTGCTTCTGCTGCGCGCAGCCATAGGCCCAGCAGTTCGGCAGCGCGTCGCAGAACTCATAAGCCTCCTGCGGCGTCTTTTGATCGCCGGCGACGAAGAACATCACGTCGGGATCGTGGGCGCGGTACAAGGAGAGGACACGCGGCACGTTGATGGTGGTGGTGATTAGCGCGACCTTCACGACGGATCTTCCTTCCTCGACTTGAGATAAGCCAGCCGCCACTGCTCCAGGATGCGGATGATGATCTGCGACACGGTACGACCTTCCTCACTGCCGCGGCGGCGCAGGAAATCCTTGAGTTGCTTGTCGAGACGGATCGAAGTCGGAGATTCGGACATCACGGCTCGTCGAAAAAGATGAAGGCCGGGCGGGTGGCGTTTGGAGGGCTGAGTAAATGCCGCCCGGCCTGCCGCCCACCCCGTTGCATTGGGGAATGGTCCTGAGAGGGCAGCGGCCGGCAGTAGAAACTACAATGTAGTAACTGTCAACTACAAAATCACGCGACCGTCGAATTAATGACGACGCTGGTCGGTACCTGCGGCGCCGCGGCAATCACGATGCCCTCGGTCGCGGTGAACGGGCCGGACGCGCCGGTCACCGTCAACGACAGGCTGAGCGTGTCGGTGGACGCGGCGTCGGTCGCCAACGTGGTAAGCGTCGAGGTGGTGCCATCGGGGGAGACAGTGAGCGTGTCGATGCCCGGTGCGCTCGGCGCGTTGGTCCAGGTTGCCGGCGCGGCGAGGACCGGCGGCGTGAGCATCGGATTGCCGTTGGCATCAAGGATGGTGTAGGTCGAGGTGACGGTGTGGCCGGCATTGACGGTAAGCATGACGTAGGTTCTCCTGTTGGGGTGCAGCTCGTACAGACAAGGTTCGAAACCATCGACGGATACTATCAGAAACACGCGGAAGTGGCGTCGCCGATAGGGGTGGTAGCGTTTCTGATGGAAAAGTTCGAACATCGGTACAAGGTAACATAGTGTTGAAGCTGTGGCTAGAACAGATCTACCAGCATATCCGCAGTACGGCGCATCAGCTCAGCATATGCGGGACGCGTTACAGGATTGCCGGCCGAGAAGTTGGCAATGCGCAAAGCCTCGTCCTCGCGCTGTTCCAGCATGATCTTCTGCGCCAGCATGATGTCGCCGGTGGTGTAGGCGCCTTGAGGGACGAAGCAGAGGCTGCGTACCACCTGGTTCTGGTTGTTCAGCTCGCGCACATTGAAGGTTGTTCGGCGCTCGATGCGGTACTTTTTGCAGGTGACGTTGCCGATGACGTGGAAATAACCATGCTTGTCGAAGTCCTGGTTTTGTTTCTTGGTTAGCCAGGATTGCAGAAGTTCGATCGACTTGTGCTCGGCTTCGGCCTCATTGTAGGTGTAGGTCGTGGCGTTCACCGGCTGCGCCACGTAACCACTTCCAGCGTTGAGAATAGTCACTTCGGTCACAGCACCAACGTCGTCGTATTCAATCAGTGCCGAAGCAAAGACGGCCATTAGCCGCCCTGCATCCGCGGCACGAACAGCGTCTCGTCGGCGGTCGGATCGAACTGGCGGGTGACCGTGTAGTCCTTTTGATCGGCCTTGCGCGTGGCTGCGGTCGAGCCGAGGCCTACGAGTTCGTTGAACTTTTCCATCGCATCGTTGGTGTCGGTGATGTCGAGCGTGGTGTGGCCGGTGTGGTCGAGGATCTGGAATTTCATCTGGTGTCCTTTCGGGTTGCAGTTTAGCGAGGTGGATTGAGTTTTTCAATAACTTTGGATGCCTGGTCGTAGGCGTCGAGCACGATCTTGACGATATGCTCGAAGCGCTCGATCGGCGTGGACTTGTCGTAAGCGTTGTAGGTGGGTGCCACGAGCTGCGCGACGAGATTGTTGAATTGGTTCTCGATTACGGATTGGAGCGCTTTGTCCAGGGCGTGTTTGAGGTCGGGCATTACTGTATTTCCCAACTTGTTACGAGATTGCCCTTTAATTTCGAAATGCGCAAGGCATCGGCGTTAAACTCGCCAAATGCCACCAAGCAAGCGGGAGCACCAGAGTTTGCTTCTGCGCGTTCACCGCTCGGATAGTGGAAGTACAAGCGATCGGCGAGAAACAAAATTGCACTGGCAAATTCCCAACACGGCTCGAACCATTCTGCTTCGGTCCTGGCGTGCAGCAGCGCGATCCCATTACCATGCGTCGCAAGCTTCGCGATCCACTTGCCGACTTGGTAGCGATCAAACGGCGGGTTCAAATAGACGCGCCCGTCCCATTCAAAATCGAGACCATGACTGAAATGCTGAACAGCAGCGCATTTCCACGGTGCGATCGGCGAAGCGCACGGATCGAGATCAAAAGGACCGAGCGCTTCGAGAATATGCTTCGGCGTGATCCAGTTTTGTGAAGCGCCGACAGTTTTTTGGTGGGAGCCGAGGGTCATTTGACGAGTGTAAGCCAAACTACAAGGTAGTCAAGAGGCGGGTTTTTGGGGCTGGGAACGGGGAATTTTTTTGGGGTTTTTTCCGGGGGGCGTGAAGGGTGCGCTACCCAGAATTCTACTTCACGTTGGGCCGAAGGGGGTTGCACAACCGCACAATGCGCGGATAGGTAAGGTATATCCCCACCCCTATCGCTAAGTGTTCCCAGCCCGCCAGGTATCAACCGAGACCTATTAGGAGCAGGAATCATAGCACCTAACCCGTTGATATTGCTTACGTGATATGTTCCCGCTGTTACCTACGGTCAACATAGATAACACGGCGCCAGGCGCCAGGAGTTGCGCGTTCGGCGCCAAACGTTTAGAGGTGCTTTGATCGGAGGATCGGACATGGACGACGGAACCCGGAATTCGGCGTCGAGCGCCGAACGCATCGAACCGGAAAGCTACCCCGAATCGTTCGCTCGACAAGACGCTTCGCCTACTTTCAATGCTGTTTTACGGCGCCTAGGCCATACCGGGACACACCGCCAAATCATGCGCTTATTCCCTGGTGCCGCACACTTTCAAATCAGGGATTGGCGCAATGGCCGGCGCCTCGCGCCACGATGGGCATGGGACAGGCTTGGCCAGCTGCTGGATATCGAGGTTGCTAAAGCAAACGACGTTCTAGCGCGGCTGCGCGCACTACCGCCAGCGGCCGGCCGCGGCTCTCACAACAACATCGCCAAATGGAATGCGCGCCGCTTTGCCGAAAAGAAAAAGCCCGGGGTCTAGCCCCGGGCTTCTCGCTGGTCGTGTCTGGCGCTAACTAGGCAGCTTTCTCCGCGCTAGTCTTGGCATAGAACCATTCCGGCGCTACCGTCGTCGCCTCGCCGCGCACTGGCATAAGCACACCAAAGGCGTGAGGCGAATTCGCGAACAGCACAAGCGCCGGCGAATTGCAGTCCGATCCACAGAATAGCAATTCCCCGTTACGGCCGGTATCGCTTACCTTTTCCAATTCGATCGCCGCCGTCGCGAACGAGGCCATATACCGGCCGCGAAACCAGGGATGAAGCGTCTTTGTCGGGTCAATCTTCACGTCCGGCACCACGCGCCGATAGTCAGGAAACGTGCCATCGACAAACACTTTTGCCGATAGGCCGATCGATTCCCACGTTTCGCCGCTATCGAGGCTTTTCTCAATCAAAGCATCCTGGCCGTCGATCGTCACGCGCCGAGTCTCGCGCGGCTTGCTCTTACAAAGCTTCATGGCGTCCGGCGAAAGCTGCACAATGCCGGACTGGTCGGCGCTGCCCGTTTCGTCGCGAACGCAAATCAGCCGATGGCCATCTGTCACCGTCATGGTCACACCGCCAGCCGCACAAGGCTCGACATACACACCAATCAAGTAATAACGCGTCTGTTCGTCCGATTCGAACGCTGTTACGATTCGGTAGAGATCCGCGTTGAATTTCATCATCACACCCTCCATTGTCCCGCCATCATTGGCGTCTGCATTCTTTACTCTCTATCAACCCAAGAGTCAACAGCAAAAAGCCCGCCGGTTAGGACGTGCTTCCTGGCGCATGGCTCACCCTGCATTGGCTTCGGCTTGAAGCGCCTCCGATAGGCGCATTGCAATGCCCACCGCATCGCGCGGCATGACGCGGTATGCCTCCAATGCCGCCTGATACAGCTCCCGGCGCACGGCGTCGTGCGGGTCGCCATAAAGACGTCGATACCGGCGCGCAGCTTCCGCATAGCGTTGCTGTGACAAACAAGTCACATCCTCACCATATCGACGCACGATGCTTTCCGAGCGACGCGCAACCACCCAATTCTTCCCAAACTCCGCTTCTAGGAACTCTAAATAACCCATGACCGCCCTCCATTAACGCTAGAACCTATCCCAAACCCATTCTAAGAGGCACCCAAGGGGGTTTGCCGGCCGTTGGGTACCCTGGTAGCCGCTAAACGCCGCACGCCTTCATGAAGCGCCCAAAGTCAAAACGCGGGTTACTCCGCGAGCACGCATCGCCAAACCGTTGCGCCATCGCATAACGCTGCTCTAGATCGGGTATATCCCGGATCACAGCCGCAATAAACGAAAAGTGCCGGTGTTGCAGCTCAACGCCATGCCGGGCTGTGCTCACGTCCTTCCGATTTGCGCTTTCCACTGTCAGCATTTCACTCTCCATTGGTTTGACCGCGCCTTTTCCTTTACTCTCTATCAAAAGGGGAGTCAAGCAGGAATTTTCAAAATCGACCGGCTGAAGGGATGAAGGGATGAAGGGTTGATTCCACATCGCTAACTTTTTCTCCGATTCGCGCTTTATGCCGCGAAGATAAGAAAGCGAGAATTGGCCTCACATGTAACCATAAACTATTCAGAACTATTCAACTATTCAGACTATAATAATATCAATGGCTTATCCTGAACAGTCCTGAAGCGTATGAAGGGTTAGCCATGCCAATCGGTCAAACTGTTGCGCCACGGCCAAGCGCCGAATTTGTCAGTCCATATCTTCCTGGCATCAATTAAAGCCGGAAAACGCCAATAATTACCATTTTCGCGGTGCAACCCTTCAGCCCCAAGGCTCCTAAGGAACCTCCCCAAAGCCGTCACCGAGGCCTCTTTTAGCTTGGGCACATCATCGCGTGCCCGGTCATAAACGACGACCGCCGGAATGACGCCGTGCGTGTCGCGCCGACCTGGCAACACGCCGCTTTGCAGTACTGATTCCCACCATTCATGCCGCGGATCCAGGCTGCGGGCTTTCTGTTCTGCGAGCGCGACCGTGCGCACGATCTTGCGCGGATGCCAGTCCTTCAAATCGAGGTGTAGTAAGTCGTGGAGCATCGCTGCCAATCCGCCTCCCCGCATTTCGGCATATAACTCTCTAAAGTATGCTTCATCGTTCATCCGTGCGCCCGACACCTCGAACACGGCATAACGCCGTTCATCGTGACTCGCCGGCACCACCCACTCGGCATTTGCAGCCATGATGACATGCAGCCGGTTTTTCCACGCGGTCGCATCGATTCCCTTCTGCTCGATCATCAATACAGGCTCGGTGAGCATCCCTTTAAGGACTGCCTCGCCGTGCTTGTCGCCGGCCCAGAACGCTTCATCCGCGAACAGGAACAGGCAATTGCGCAAATGGCCGTTGAACGCGCCGACGAGGTGCTTTGAATTGAAGATATGCAAACCGTGTTGCCCGAATATCACGCGCATGGCGTCGGCAAAGGTGCCCTTGCCGCTTCCCTTGCCGCCTTTGAGCACCAGCGCTGCCTCCGCGCGCTCGCCGGGATGCTGGACCGCCCAGGCGGCCCACCGCGCGATATAGTCCGCCGAAGGCCGGTCGCCGGCCGCCAGCACGTCGAGGATATGCCGCTTCATCAACGGCCACGCGCCGGGCTTTGGCTCGATCGCAAACCCCTGCCATAGATTGAGCACCTTGCCGGGCAGCTCGCGCTCGCCGTTCGGCACCAGGTCGATCCCCTCGAAGGTGCGGCGATGGCCCCATTTGAGCCAATAGGCGCCCAGCGCCTTGACGTCCTCGACCACCTCCCCGTTGTCATCTGTGCTCTTGAGCGTCACATATTTGTGTGCATAACGTTCGGTAAAGCTTTTAAAGGCTTGAAACGATGGCACTTTGACCGCGCGCTCGACCTTCGACTCGACCCACGACATAACTAGGCATTTACCGCCCAGATCGCCTATGACCGCATACTTTTCGTTAAGCTTTATGAGGGGGTTGCCGGGTTTGTCTAAATCTATTTCCGCGAATAATTGTGCTAAACTCTTGTGACCGTTTACCTCTTGCTCGCTTTGCTCGAAAAAGTCCTTTTCTTGCGGCACCTCTTTAGCTTCTGGCTCTAAGTCTTTGGACGCTGCCGCTTTTGGCTCTCGACTTGGTGGCACCCAGCCCGGAATTACCTGCCGGATCCAGAATATGATCGAGCCGAAACCCCAATCGGTCGGCGGGGACGTGGGATAATGCCGCCAGCGATCCTCGACAGCTTCCGCGTCATATTTCCGCGACTTACGAGAAAATGTGTGAGCGGCTTCTAAGCCTACAGGCGAGCCGCGCGAGGCGACCCACAAGGCCATAAGGCGATCATTCCAATCGGCCCATTCCAGTTCGGGGTTAGGCAATAGCTTGCCGGCCGCCTCTATATCCTCATCCGGCACATCATCCATACCGGCCGCCGCGCGATCGGCCAGGCGGGGCAGGTTGCTCTTGCGAAGGTGCTCGGGCACACTCTTGGCATTGATCGCTTTGCGCCTTCCCTTGCCCTCCCGCGGCCGCGCGTTGAGCGCTTCGACCAGCCAAGGCTCGATCGGCATGATGGGTGTTTCTAGGCCATCTCGGTCTCTTATCCACTCGTAACGTTTGCCCGATTTGTGCAGGGAGGGCGGGGCGACGACGAAATGGCCGGTATATTGGACCTCAATTCCGCCTCCGCGGCTACTGGCCAGATCCATACCCTCGGGTACGCTGTAATAGGCGTGCTGGCCGCCTTCCGCGCGCCCGCTGCGTGATCGCAGCGTGTTCGGCATGGGTTTGCCGCCCAGCACGTTCTTGAGCGTCTGTACGGCTCGCTGGCCGTCTAAATCGACCACCACCAGCCAATCGCCGCATAAAATCGCGATATTGGCTTTGGGCCATTGCTGCCACCAGGCCTCGATCTGCTCGGGATCGGTAGTGGCCTCGATCTGCCACGCCCTGATGCAGGGAACCTTGTTCCTATAGACCGGAAACACCCGGAATCCGCGCGCCGCGAGGTGCAGCGCCTCATCGACCATAGTGAAGGTGTTTGATTGAGCCATGCCGACAACCCGTTGACAGTGTGGGTCCGCTCGGCTAAATGGAGGGCTGCGACGCGCTCACATTAACCGATCTGAGACACCCCGCCCTCGTGGCGGGGTTTTTCATGGTCGTCCCGATTCACATTTTCGTCAAGACTTAAGTCTGACACGCCTCTTGCGGGTCAGTAGGCTTGCGTTAACGCCAGACCTGTGCCAGCATCGGCGCCGGTGGACCTCCCTCCACCGACTGTGCAACACTCAGCAGACCACGAACCTAACCCCCGCCTCGCCAGCGGGGGTTTTTTATTCTTGACACTGTTGTCAGGCTATGCTAGAGAGTAAAAATCAGGCAAGGGAGCAGGTAATGGCTTGGAAGTCCCACTGGCAACCGAAAGATCGTAAAGAGGATATGGCAAACGATATTCTCGAATGGGCGCGGCGCGTATCGGGCGACGATAAGCTCGAACTACCTACACTCACCAACATGAGTTACCGTGATCTTTCGAATTTCATGCTAGCGGTACGACAGGCGGAAATTGCATATGACCGTTGCGCATGACAAAGCCCGGCAGTGGCGCGAGTCGCTCAACCTCTCGGTTGCCGATCTAGCGCGTTTGAGCGGGTATAGCACCGTTAGCATTTGGTGGGCAGAGCAGGGCCTTACCCCGCCTCGCACTAATAAGCATGTGGCGGGTGCCGCCAAGTCGGGCAAGATTAAAGGTGCAGTTTGGCAACGCTATCGTAATGTGTGTGCGGGCGTTGAATATCAGCTCAAAAATGGCAGGAGGTTCGATTGGTAACGGACACTGAACGAATCGATTTCATCGAGAAAATCGCAAAACGCAGCCGGACAGGAATTTCGTTCGATTGGGTACCTTCCGATGAAGGGGAGCATTCGGGCTATCGGATGATGAGCAGTCATCTTATTCGGCAAAGCTATGAAAGCCTCCGCGATTCTATAGATGCAGCCATGCAGGCAGTTTAATTGGGGAGAATGACATGACTCGTCGCAAGCATCGGCTTTACATCGACGTGACTTACAGTTCGAAGCTTCCACCGCGCGAGGCTGCTCAGGGCTTGCAGCTTTTTCTCGACACGCACCTGGATTTGGCGAAGTGCCCGGTGTGGGCGTATTATGATTCTCTTTACATCGAGAAACTGCAAATTGTGGAGAATAACCAGCGATGATCTACTTCCTCATCGCTCACCTGATCTCGGCCGCGCTGGTCATCGGCTCGGTCTGGCTGTGTTGCACATTCCCGACGAGGGCAAAGCCATGACCGAACTCCTGAGCTGGATCCTGGTTTTCATTGTGTGGGCGATATTTGTCGCTATCCTGCTGCGTTGGAACTACAACGCCCACCGCAACAAATGACCCGCCCCCGCAAAGTGCAGACCAGGTGCCCGTGCTGTGGCCAGCCTCTGGCCAAGCCGATCGCCATTGCTGATCCGGCCATTCCGTACTTGCACACCCAGCGCCAGGCCCTCTTCAACCTGCTCAAGGCCAACCCGCAGGGGCTGACCGCGGAACAGATCCGTGCCCGCATCTTTCACACCAAGCGCAACGGCGAGCCGTACTGCGAGAAGGTGGTCAGCGTGACCTTGCATCACCTCAACAAGAAGATCGCGCCGTGGGGCCTGAAGGTCGCGGCGACCGGTGGCTGGGGGTCGGTTTATCGGCTGGTGCAGTTGTGAATTTCCTCACATTAGATTTTGAGACGATGTACTCGGACGACTTCACGTTGAAGAAGCTCAGCACCGAGGAATACTGTCGCGATCCGCGATTCGAGGTGCATGGTTTTGCTGTTAAGGTAAAGGATGAGGATCCATATTGGACTCCACAGCAATACGCACGTCACTACCTCTCACGTATAAACTGGAATACTACAGCTCTCATCTCCTGGCACGCCCAGTTTGACGCATTCATCCTCAACCACACTTATGGCATAAAACCAAAATTCATCATCTGCCCGATGAGCATGGCGCGGCTGATGCTGGGCAACCACGTCAGCGTGTCGCTGGACTCGGTGCGCGCCCAGTTCGGCCTGTCGCCAAAGACCACGCCTTACAACCTGTTCAAGGGGCTGCACTGGAACGAGATGACGCCGGACGTGCAGCGCCAGGTCGGGGAGGGTGCGTGCGACGAGGTGAACAGCATATGGACGATCTTCAACAAGCTCATGGCCATGGGCTTTCCCAAGGAGGAATTGCGTCTTATCGATCAGACCGTCAGAATGTTCACCGAGCCGGCACTGCGCGGCGACGTGAACCTGCTGGCCGACCTGTGGGAACGTGAGAACAATGCCAAGCAAACTCGACTGGGTCATCTCGGGATTGACGCTTCTGAGCTTCAGTCTAGTGCTAAGTTTGCCGATTTGCTCGCTGCTGAAGGCGTTGAGGTTGAGACGAAAGCGGGCAAGAATGGCCCAATTCCGGCGTTTGCTAAGACAGACGAATTCATGCGCGGCCTGCTCGAACACCCTTCCGAGCGAGTTAGAGCACTGGCGGAAGCAAGGCTGGGTGTGAAGTCCACGCTGCTGCAGACGCGAGCAGCAACATTTGGATGGACAGCGCGCCGTGGTCCGTTGCCAGTGTATCTGAAATACTGCGGCGCCAAGACTCTGCGTGATTCGTCCGGCGATGACATGGGCTGGCAGAATCTCAAGCGTGGCTCAGATCTGCGCCGGGCCGTCATGGCACCAAAGGATCACAAAATAGCAGCGGTAGATGCCAGCCAGATCGAGTGCCGCGTGCTCAACACTCTAGCCAACCAGGAGGACGTCGTTGCGCGATTCCGGGACGGACACGATCCATACATTCCCATTGCCTCCGAGTTCTACGGCCGACCTATTACTCGAAGCGATACGCTTGAACGTGGAACTGGCAAGCAAGCTGAACTCTCTTGTGGCTACGGCTGCGGGCCACCCAAGTTTAGGGACACAGCTCGCTTGGGAATCTATGGCCCTCCTGTTGACCTTACAATTGATCAAGCTGGAAAATTTGTTGATCTCTACCGCCGCTCGCACCGGCAGGTTGTAGATTACTGGGCCGAGGGCAATTACTGCCTGCGCCGCATGGCCGATGGCATCGACTACAACTGGGGCATCTTCAAGGTCCGCAACAAGCGCATTTACCTGGAAGGCCGACCGCTGATCTACGACACGCTGGAATGGCACGTCGACGAGGACGGCGAGAAGTATTGGCGGGTCAAGACGCGCAAGGGCTGGGAGAAACTGTACGGTGCGAAATTGATTCAGAATCTATCAGAAGCTGTCGCTAGGCTGGTGGTGTTCCAGGCGGGTTTACGAATTCAGGATAAAGGGCACAGGATTTTGTGCAGGACGCACGACGAGCTTCTGATTCTGCTTGCCAACGATGGCAAACAGGAGCAACATCTTCAAGACTGCATTGCGGAATTCACGCGAGAGGTGCCTTGGTTGCCAGGTTTGCCCCTTGCTGCGGAAGGATCGTTGGGAGAGAGGTATAGCAAATGATGGTTGCGATTTTTCCGTCAGTGCTGATTCTCTTGGACATGGGAGCGTCCATTGTCTACGCGACGCAATACGACTGGCGACGCTCGATCTACTGGCTCGCAGCAGCTGTGTTAACAACTTGTGTGACGATATGAGCTACAGCATCGTAGACGACGGCGACGAGATCAACATCCGCGCGGTGATCACCCAGCGCTGGGAACTAGCCGAGCTGGTTCTGAAGCTGCAGCAGCGTGTGGACGGCAAGCCGGTCAACTTGACCACCTACCTTTTCGACAACCAGGATGTGGAGCAACCCAATGAATGACGATCCGTTTGCCGCGTTCAAGGAAGGCGAGCCGCCGGTCGAAGACAAGCCGAAGAACGGGCGGAAGAAGCGCAAGATCCCGCCGAAGAAAACTGCCGAGGCTGCGCCGAAGAAGACACGCAAGAAATGGATAAAATCGGGACCAGTTAAGGGCTGGGCGCGTAGCGCTAAAGAAGTAATGATACCGATCAGCACCTTGCTGGAACTCGGCCCGATGACCGGCGAGGAAGCCGGTGTACTGCTGGAAGTGTCGGCCAAGCTGCGCGGCTTCAGCAAGAAGTCGCGGCAGCGGGTTGCACTGGCCTTGGGCAAGCTGTTTTCATGACCGTCATAGATTACATCAGTTTGGCAGCGGTCGGGATATCGATTGTGTCGGTGGCATTGTCTTTGTGGACGATCAACCAATGACCCTGCAGGAATTCCACCCCGGCGACATCCCGGCCGAACTCGATCGCCGGCCGTTCATTGGCACCTACACCAACCTGCACACGTTTCGGGATGTGTGCGAGCACCAGGCCTATCGTCGTTACGTTATCAAGGACCAGCCGTTTTTCGAAACCGAGGCGATGCGGTTCGGCAAGGAAGCTCATACCGCACTCGAAAAGCGAGTAGGGAAGGGTCAGGTGCTGCCGGACAATTTCCGCGATTGGGAGAAACATTGCACCCAGTTCGACAAGTACGAAGTGATGACCGAACAGAAGCTGGCGATCAACGACCGCGGGCAGGCCACCGGCTACTGGGATGTGGACTGTTATTTCCGCGGTCAGGCCGACGTCGTAGTGATGCTCAACGACAAGGCGCTGTTCACCGACTGGAAAACAGGTTCACCGCGCTACGCCGAGACGTTCGAGCTGGCGACCGGCGCGCTGCTGCTCAAGGCGAAGTATCCGAACCTGCGCACGATCGCCGGCCGCTTCATCTTTTTGAAGGATGATCAGGTTGGACGGATGCAGGATCTGTCCGACTTCCAGGCGACGTGGCTGGAAATTAATCGGCTGATGAACCTGATTGCCGAGAAGCGCAAGAGCGGGGTTTGGGTCAAGAAGAAGTCGGGGCTGTGCGGGTATTGCAGCGTGTCGGATTGTGAGCATTATTATGTAGCGAAGCCATGAAAACCCCCGAATCACACGAGAAGGACGACATCTGCAAATACCTCACCGGCATCGCGAGCTGGTTCTTCCGGCCATACATGGCCGGGTTCGGCAAATCCGGCGTGCCCGATATCGTTGCCTGTGTGCCGATCACAATCGAGGCCCACATGATTGGGATGCGCGTGGGCGTGTTCGTCGGCGTCGAGGTTAAAAGGGACGGCAAGACTCCGACCGCGTTGCAGACCTCGCGCATGGGTGAGATACAAGACGCCGGCGGCTTCGCCTGTTGGGGCACCGCCGAGCGCGTCATACCGATCTTGAAGAAGTTGCCTTATGCGTAAACAGCTTATCGAGAAAATGGATCAACTTTTAGAATATGTTGATGGCATTAACGATGAGCGCGATAGCGTGCCGATTTTAATAGCTGTGCGCGAGTGTTGGCAAGAGGTTAAATCTGACTTGGAATTGTTTCGTGAATGAACACAGGAGGGTGAGATGTTGAAATTTATGTGTGGTGTAATTGTTGGTGCAACCATCTCTGCCGCATACGCACAAGATGTAAGCCAACAATTAGAGCAAATAAAAAAGGATGTGACTACTGCGATCCCAAACACTCCAGTCACGGCGCCCATGAATTATATTTACGCGCTGGCCCACGGCAAAGATGCGGGTGGGCATATCAATCTTCTTACTGTGAACGAAGATGGCAGTGTGAACTGTGCCAAATGAATTCTACCACGACCGCGCTAGGAATCTGTTAGTCTACAGGAACACCTCGCAGTTCCTGACCGACCAGGTGCGCCAGGCGATCCCCGAGGCGCGCGAGATCAACGGCCATTATCTGGCGGTGCCGCGCAATTTGCACACATCTCAAGTCCTTCGGCACTTCAACTATCCGGTCCCGCCGGTTTTGACCGACTCGAACTACGCCTGGCCTCGTCATCCTTCGATTTCAAAACCCTACGAGTCGCAGAAGCTGACCACCAATTTCATGATTCTGCACCCGCGATGCTTTGTGCTCTCCGATATGGGCGTCGGCAAGACGCTCTCGACCTTGTGGGCCGCCGACGCGGTGATGCGGATGCACAAAACCGGTACCTGCCGGGCACTGATCGTCTGTCCTCTCTCAATCATGCAAAGGGTGTGGAGCGATGGGATATTCAAGAACTTCCTCGGAAACCGCACGTGTCGAATCCTTTATGGCGACAGTGCTGTTCGACTTAAGGCGCTCGCAACAGATTCTGATTTCTATATCATCAATTTTGACGGAGTCGGAATTGGCGCTCATACTCGAAAGCGCTTCGAACTTGACGGCTTTAGTAAGGAGCTTGCAGAACGATCCGACATCAGAATTGCAATTGTTGACGAGGCTTCCGCGTACAAGGATTCCACAACCAAGCGACATCGTATCGCCAGACTTGTCTTCGGCAAAAAAGATTACCTCTGGCTCCTGACCGGTACACCTACGCCCAACGCACCCACAGATGCCTACGGTCTTGCCAAGCTTGTGAACAACGCGATGGGCAAGTCCAACCAGTCGTTCCGGATGGAGACGATGTACCAGATCCAGCCCAACAGCTTCAAATGGCTGCCGAGGAAGGACGGCTACGACAAGGCTCGCGCACTGCTCAAGCCGTCGATCCGCTTCGAGATCAGCGACGTGTGGGACGGTCCCGAGCTGACTACCCAGCAGCGCGAGGTGGAGCTGACGGCCGAGCAGAAAAAGCTGATGCTCGACTTGAAGAAGGATTTCGTGGTCACGGTGAAGTCCGGCGCCGCGATCTCGGCGGTCAACGAGGCTGCTGCCAGGATCAAGTTCGTACAGATCAGCCTGGGCGCCATCTATGACCAGAACCACAAGGTCCACGCGATCGACGCCAAGCCGCGGTATGCCGAGCTGGAGGATGTGCTGGAACAGGCCCCCGGCAAAAGTCTGATTTTTTGCCCCTTGACAAGTGTCATCAACATCATCTACAAGAACATCAACAAGCGATGGAACACAGCGATCGTCAATGGCGAAGTTACGCAAAACCAGCGGTCGGAAATCTTCCGAGACTTTCAGGATGGTGATCTACGGGTCATTATTGCCGATCCAGGAACGATGGCTCATGGACTGGATCTATACGCAGCTCGAAGTGTCATCTGGTTCGGCGTTACGGAAAAACCTGAACTCTACGCACAAGCAAACGCTCGTGCGCATCGACCTGGACAGAAATTCCCCGTAACCGTGGTGCAGCTCGTGAGCAATCCATTGGAACGCGAGATTTTCCGCAGGCTTGAGAATAACTTGGCGCTGCAAGGCGCGCTGCTCGATCTTGTGAAGGCGAATGCGCTATGACAACCGCCGTTGAGCTTATCACAGAATTCACCAAGTTAGACGATTGGATCGCTAGCGAGACTAAGCGGTTCACCGACCACCTCGCGCCGCACAAGAAGCGCATGGACGAAATCAAGGCAACGTTGCTCGGCATGATGACGGAGCAACGGCTGAATTCCATGCCGACCGACGTAGGCACTGCTTACATCTCGACGATCACCACACCGAAGGTGGTCGATCGCGACAAGTACCTCGATTTCGTCAACGAGAAGTGGGACGAGATCGGCAATGAATTGCTGCAGGTAGGCGCACCGCAGAAGGATGCGCTCAAGCAGTACCTCGAAGACAACAAAAACCAGCCGCCTCCTGGGATTGAGGTGACTTATTTCAACCGCTGCAACATACGGAGATCATAAATGGCCGACCAGATGAACCTGCCCGCACACCTGCGCAAAACCCAACTGCCTCGCCTGTCCGACCGTGCCACCGAGGGCATGGGATCGGCACTGCCACCGCACATCTCGATCCGTGGCAACGAGTTCACCCTGGTCGATGCCGCCGGCGAGAAAACGTCGGTCGAGACCAAGCACCTCGACGTGGCATTCATCGATATGTCCGACGTGATGTGCAAGTTGTATTATGACAAGGACTGGAACCCGGACTCCAACGATCCGCCCATCTGCTGGTCGGCTAACGGCATCGGTCCTTCCAAGGAAGCCATGACGCCGCAATCGCCCACCTGCCAGCAATGCCCAAACAACGTCCGCGGCTCGGCGGTGTCGAAACTGTCAGGCGCCTCGATCAAGGCGTGTCGTGACGAGAAGTGGCTGGCGGTACTGGTAGAGGGTTACAAGGATCTGATCTTCCAGTTCCGTGTTACCCCCGGCTCGTTCAAGAACTGGTCGGCATACTCGGAGAAGTTCAAGAAGCAGCCGTTCGACATCCGCGATGTTGTCACTCGGCTGCAGTTCGAGAAGGACAAGAACGGCGTGGTGACGTTCACGCCGACCGGGTGGCTGCCGGTGCCCATGACCGAGCTGCGCGACAAGCTGGTGACGTCGAAGGCGACGGACGGCATTGTGGGCCGGCTGGATCAGCCAATACAAGGAGCGATTGCGGCGCCCGTGCAGACCCAGCAGGCACTGCCAACGACCGAGCCTAAACCCCGTGGTCGTCCGAAAAAGCCTGAAGCTGCGGTGGCACCCGAGAACGGCCAGACCACCATGGCCCCGTTCCGGCCCGAGGTCGCGCCGACGTTCGGCGTGCAGGATGCTCCTGCGCCGCCTGCTGACCTGGCCAACGAGATCGATACGTTCTTCAAGTCATGACCTTTCAGGCCCGACTCAAACACTGTATGGCGAAGGGCAACCTGACCGTCTCGGACCTTGCCCGCTGGTTCGATCGCCCGAACCCAACCATGCGATCATGGGTGGTGGATGGCATCGAACCAAACGGTGCTCCACTTGATGCAGCGCTGGCCTGGGCTACTTTGGTCAAGTTGGAGAAGCTGATCACGAAGAATTCGAAGTTTCCGGTACCGCGATTGTCACCGCGGGATCGGATTACGTACCTGAAAGAGATTCGCGGTGAGTGACGACAGGATAGCAGGCAAATGAAAAACAGAGTTGGGATGACCGGGCCGGTAACGGTTGCCATAACAGAGCGGAGGACTCCGATGCTGAAGGCCGCTCGAACTCCTAGGCGTCATCGGAAGGCGCGCTAGGCATCCCATTCGGCTGTTTTCAACAAGTTAACCGGGAAAATCAGATGGCGGAGACACCAAAAACACCCGTTTTGTCTGTTGTGGACTACGACGCCTGGAACCGAGGATACATGCCGCCGTCAGAGCACATCCTGATCGACCAACTCGCCTATCGTGGTGCTCGCGTGAAGCTCGCCAGCGATTGGGGCGAACAGGGCGCAATTTGGATTGTCGTTCGCGGCGACAAGAATTGGACTCGTGCGGTGAGAAAAGCGACCCGCGAAATGATTGATTTGTTTTTCGAGGACGACGAACCAGCCGAAAAACTAGCGGATGATCCGGCCGCTCAGATTCCAGAAGGTCATACAGCGCCGCTGGATGACCGGACGACCGCAGAAATAATGGCAGAGCGAGACGCGCCGCACTTATCGCGCCGCCTCGCGGATGGCACACCAAGCGACTGATACGGAATTAACATGGCAAAATATCGCAAGAAACCAGTTGTGATTGATGCGTGGCGATTGCCCATGTCGGACGGCGCGAGCCGTTGCTTCGACGGCGATCCCAACATTATTTTCAAGCGTGAGAATGGCGCAATCGTCGAGGCGATCATTTCTACTCTTGAGGGAACGATGACCGCCAGTAATGGCGACTGGATCATTCGCGGCGTGAAGGGAGAGCTGTACCCATGCAAGCCCGACATCTTTGCGGCCACTTACGAACCTGCGCCCAAGCCGACGACCTTAAGAGAGCCGCTTGGCGCTGAGTAATGACAGATATGTGGGGAATCTTATGAGCCTGACCGGACCCTATTGGAAATGCCAGCACGGTGCCCGCTGCATGGTGCCGTGTCCCGGCTGTCCTGGCGCCAATCCTCGCGCGCTACACAATCGAATGATGGTTGACCGGATCAAAGGTATTCCGGCACAGCCGGCGACAGACGAAACCGAAAGCGATCCCGCAAACCCGAACGAGTAAGCAATGGCGAGCCGCCGCGTTTTAAAGGTCTCTGCTCAACGGACTATAAGGGTGGGAGAGATTGATCCTAGCGAGAGCCTGGATTGGGCGGCGGCTCACCATTGCCAGCTAACTTCTGCTTAGACAGGAATTGAAAATGGATACTGCACAATTTCTGAAAGACTTTGCCGAGGAACTTTACTATCGTGCGGCAAGCGCCAAGAGCCGCGACGAGCGCATGGCCATTAAGGGCGTCCAGCATTCTCTTGAGCGCGCCTTACTGAAACATAATCCAGCCACGGCCTTCGCTCGGCCGCCCGCCTGCCCCGTATCGGGCTGTGGCTTTGAGCCGGGGCAACCATATGCAGGGCGGCATCATAGTAATGGCGCTGGCCTTTGCCGCCTACATCGGCCACTAACCGCCGATAAGAGGACAGAAGATGACAGCACAGAAACCCCTCGAACGGTTCACGCAAGGTAGCCAGCCCTGCCGCACGTTTTTACGGGGTGACGCTGACATTGCCGCGCTCGGTGAAGGGAATAGGCGCAACCTGCATCAATGCCCTAAGTGTTATGGAAACCGCGCATGGTGCGACGCCTGCCATAGCGACCACCACGACGGCGGGTGGGAGACTTGCAAGTCCGGCGCCTATGATTATCGGGAAGATGACGAGTAACCCGTCCACACTCCGGAAAAACGCTATGATCGATGATGACGATACGGATAAAAAACTTGAGCTTGAATATCGCTCAACTTGGATGTGTTCCAACTGCGGCCGGCGCTATTCGATGACGGTCAATGTTTGCGAGTGCTGTATGGATAGGGCCTTGGAGGCAGACGAAGAAAAGCTGCGTCAATTAGGCGTTAATCAGTAGTCAGGGGGAAAGATGTATAGCTGGGATTGGAAGTTTTGGCGGCGCTGGGTGGACTTCTATCGTTCCGAATGCGGCGGCTGGTATTTGA